GCGGCAATCTAAGTTCGATGGGTCACTTGCTGTTTGCAGGAAGTTCTTCACTTTCTGGCTCGGCAACAGTCACGGCAGATTCCGAAGTAGCAATAGATGCCTCGACTTCTTTGACTGGCAGCGGCAATCTAAGTTCGATGGGTCACTTGCTGTTTGCTGGAAGTTCTTCACTTTCTGGCTCGGCAACAGTATCCCCAACAGCACAAGTAGCAATAAATGCTACATCGGCTTTGGCCGGTACTGGCTCAGTATCGGCAGTATCGCAAGTTGCAATGCACGCAACTTCGTCTCTGGTTGGCACAGGTTCTGTCGCAGCAGATTCGCATGTATCATTTGTTGGTGCTTCAACCCTATCTGGTGCTGGCTCAGTATCGGCAGATGGTCAAATAATTGTAGTTGGTGCCGCATCGCTTGCAGGTAGCAGTGATGTAAGTTCTGTAGGTCGTTTGTTATTCGCTGGAATTTCTTCGCTTTCTGGCTCGGCTACGGTTACAGCAGATTCCGAAGTAGCAATAAATGCGGCATCGGCTCTGTCTGGCAGTGGCGATCTAAGCTCCACAGGGCATTTGTTGTTTGCTGGAAACTCTTCGCTTTCTGGCTCAGCAACTATAAGTCCTTCTGCTTTGATTGTGATTAGTGGCGAAGCGTCTCTATCGGGATCGGCCACAGTTGTAGCGGATTCTGAGGTTGCAATAAACGCAACTTCGGCCTTGTCAGGCACGGGTTCGGTATCGGCAGTTTCACAAGTTGCAATGCACGCAACTTCGGCTTTGTCGGGTACAGGCTCAGTATCGGCAGTTTCGCAAGTTGCAATGCACGCAACTTCGTCTTTGTCAGGTACGAGTTCTGTCACAGTAGATTCCGAAGTAGCCATAAATGCAGCATCGGCTCTGTCTGGTTCTGCAACAGTGTCGGCAGTTTCGCAAGTTGCAATGCACGCAACTTCGGCTTTGTCAGGTACGAGTTCTGTCACAGTAGATTCCGAAGTAGCCATAAATGCAACTTCGGCGTTAGCCAGCAGTGGCACCATATCCGCAGCAGCAGAAATATTGGTAACTGCCAGTGCTTCTCTGGTTGGTTCGTCAACCGTTTCTTCTACGGCTCAAGTTTTGCGTTATGCCACGGCTGATTTGTCTGGCACGGCCAATGTTTCGTCTGAGGCGAGAGTTGATTATCTTGCAGCTTCTTCGTTGTCTGGCACAGCCAATATAAATGCTGTTTCGCAAGTTGCAATAAATTCAACTTCATCTTTGAGCGGAAGTGCGTCTGTTGATGCTGTCGCAGAAGTTACAATGTACGCAACATCGGCGTTGAACGGAAGTGCAAATATTTCTGCTTCTGCTCAGTCGGCCATCAACGCAACATTGTCTATTTCAGGCACAGGCAATTTGGTTGCAAATTCTTCTGTGTCAATGTATTCCTCGGCATCGTTGTCTAATGCGTCAAATATCTCTGCAATTGGCAGAAATATTATCGGTGCAACATCGAATTTGTCTGGCTCTGCAATATTCACTGCGGATTCGGAAGTAGCAATAAATGCCTCTATTTCGACAATTGGCACTGCGGAAATTAGTGCAGAACCGACAATAAGAGGACTTATTTTCTCGCAATTGTTCTGTACAAGCGATTTAACGGCTTTGGGCGGATTCGCAAAGATTGCAAATATCAGTATTTCTGGCGAATCAGTTATTTCTGCAATGCCAAGCAAAGCAATTGCTTATCAGAAAAAATCACAGTTCTCAGTTGGCGATACTGTTTCGGATTCTTCCGGCAAAACCTACAAAATCGTTTATGTTTCTATAGTTGGAAACAAATACGATAAGGTTTTGGGAGAACGTATGGGCAAAGTTTATGATTTGACTAATGATGTTTACCAAAATGGCGAAGCGGCTGATGTTTCTACTCGACAAGAAATGGCGATTTTGTCGAGTGCCCAAAGGAATTTAGACAAGTTGTCTAAGATAAACTCCTTTATTGAACCGCATTCTGGCAGACAGAAAGTTTTGGTGAAAGGGTAAATAAAGTATGAACAAATTTAAAGATTATCTGAAAATGCTTAGAGAAGATGCAGCCCCACCAGCCCCTCCCGGTGGAGCAGCACCACCACCGCCTCCCGGTGGAGCAATGGGTGGAGCGCCGCCCGGAATGCCTCCTGCTGGTGGAATGGGTGCGCCGCCACCGCCAATGGGTGGAGGAATGGGTGCGCCGCCACCGATGCCCGGTGTCCCCGGTGCGGCTGGCGGGCAAGCTCCACAAAAATTGAAGGCATATAACGTGTGGGATGCTTTGGAAAAGGTTCTCGGCGGCGAAGATAAAAAATAACCTTGAACGAGGGGCTTTTTTCGTTACATTATTCTCATGGGTACAACTCTTGCGAATATCAAACGTGACGAAGAGTACGACGTGTTTATCGGTCGTCCTTCCAAATGGGGCAATCCATTCAGTCATTTGCCAAGTACCTTGGCGCAATATAAAGTATCTTGTAGAGAAGAGGCTGTGGATAAGTATCGAGAGTGGATACTCACACAGCCTCGTTTGTTGGCGGATTTAGAAGAACTGCGTGGCAAACGACTCGGCTGTTTTTGTGCCCCAAAACTTTGTCACGGCCACGTCCTCATCGAACTTTTGGAGAATTCTGAGATTTGCGGTATAGATATAAAAAATCACTAAAGGATATTTTTATGAAAACTTGTTCTTGTTGTAAATCGCTTAAATCTTTGGATGAATTCAATAAAAGTAGGAGTTCCAAAGACGGCAAACAATCTTATTGTAAGTTATGTCAGCGATCAAAAACTAAGGAATTTTATTTTACGAATAGAGATAAAAGATTGTTGCAAAGAAAGCAATGGCGGGAGTCCAATCGAGACAAAGATAATGCTTCTTTCCAAAGATGGAAAAAGAAAAACCCCAAATCTTATGATAACTCATGGAAGAAATATAATTCAAAAAGAAGAAGGAATATTTTGTTGAAAGTTTCTGACAATTTGATTTGTGAACGATGTGGATGTGATCTTGTTGAGTTGTTAGAAATAAATCACAAAAATGGTGGCGGGCTTAAAGAGGTTGGGAGAAAAAATCAGAAATTTTATACTGCCATATTGAATGGCAGTAGAACAACCGATGACTTGAACATACTTTGTAAGATGTGTAACATACTTCATTATATTGAAATGAAGTATGGTAAACAACCTTATGTCTTGAAGTGGGAGCCAAGTAATGAGTAAAGTTATTTTGTGGTCTGACTTACACGTTCATCCTCACAAAAAGAACTATCAACGAGTTGACCACTGCTTGGCAGTTGTCGATTGGGTATTTGAAACTGCCAAGAAATACAAAGTTTCAGATATTCTTTTTGGCGGCGATCTTTTTCACGACCGCAAGCTAATTGATGTGCCTACATATCAGGCGACGTTTGAGCGATTTCACAAGCACTTATCTTCCGAAGAATTCGATTTGTATTTATTGCTTGGAAATCATGATATTTGGCTGAACGATAAAACAACTGTTTCGAGCGTTTATCCTTTTAATGCTTTACCACGCACGAGGGTCATCGCAACGCCTACTCGTTTGCAAATTGCCGGGGCAAATTGGGATTTTATTCCGTTTACTCATAATCCCGTTGAAACTCTGGCTGAATTGGCCAAATTGCCGGGTAAGCCCCAATATGCTTTGGGGCATATTGCCGTAAACAATGCGGTTTTGCATGGCCGGACATTTTCGGAAAATATCACCATCGAGCATGATGGCGATATGGTCAAAGTGGATGCGGCCATTTTTGCAAAATATAAGCGTACTTTCTTAGGGCATTATCACGTCGCACAGGTTTTAGATCATGGGGTTGAATACATTGGTTCGCCCTTGGAATTGAACTTTGGTGAAGCTGGTGACGAAAAACACATTATTCTATTTAACTGTGACTCTAATAGATGCGACTACATTGAAAACGATTTCAGCCCCAAGCACCGCAAAGAGCAAGTAACTAATGTAGACGACTTTTTGAAGAATAAAGAAGACTTAAAGAATGGATTTGTAAAGATCGTATACGATCCGACTACGGTGGATACTGTAGATGCTTTAAGACTTCGCAAAGAAGTTGAATCTATGGGTGAATGCCTGAGTTTTGAGTTGGTGCCCAAGAAGATTGAAGTAGACAAACATCAAATTGACGATGCTAGTTCTATTCTAAATCAGGGTGAAATGGCTCTATCACGATATATTGACCAAGTGGGTGATAAGGGTCTGGATCGTGATAAATTACTTCAAATAGGACAATTGATCTGCAATGGATAAGGTATTTACTTGTTTTGATAACATATATTTCAATGGATTTGGCATATCTTGGATAGCCTCGCTAAGAACTCTTGGTGGCTATAATGGTCCGATTTATGCCATTTCCTTTGATAATCTTTCTCAATATTTGGTTGATAAATTAGTGGGCGAAAAAGTTTTTCTTTTGAATGCACATGACAAGCCCAAGAATCGAGAAACCGTTTTTGATATAGTTCAAAAAGAAGCCACCGGCGATTTTGCTTATTGGGATATAGACGGTTATTTTATCAACTCGATAGAAAGTTTGCCCATTAAGGATAAACTTTTGTTTGTCAATTCGGTAAATGGCTTTTTTGCTGGGAATCCAAAATCTTTGTCTGTTTGCTCTGAATACGACAGGCTTTGTGATTTTTGTGGTTTCAAAAGAAATTTCGACGTTCATAAATACTTTCCCAACTTAGTGGACTTTGTAGGAAGCGAATGGAATTACCATCAGGTAAACCGCCCCTTTCCGAAAGGCACTAAGTTTGTTCATTTTGCAGGTGAAATGAAAAACCTCGTGAGAGAAAATCTTTCTTTCGAGGCCAAATATCCAGAAATACACAAAGAGTGGGCTGCGAAATTTCACATCTCGACGGCCAAGAAATTATTCAGGAAAATAAGAAATGAGTGATTTGTTTCTTACATGGGCAAGCAATTGTACTAATCAGAACATATCTGAGTATCTAGTTTATTTTAAATCGTTAAAGGATAAGTCACAGACTTCGGAAGTTGTTTGTTTGACGAACAATCTCGCTCCCGAACACGAACATGAAATAATTGCCACAGGCTGTCGAGTCAAAAAATTGGATTTGCCTTGTGAAAATGTTTTGCGGGATAGATGGCTTCATTATTGGAAGTATTTGTGTTCTACAACAATTGAGTACGATTGTGTTTTGATTTCCGATTCGAGGGACGTTCTGGTTCAGGGCGATCCCTTTTTGTTTTTAAGGCACGCTTGGAAGTCGAAGCTCATTGTGACTTCCGAAGGATTCCACCATTCCGAAAGTCAGTGGAACATGGTCGAGCAGTTTGAGGCACAGAAGTCGGTGGGTGACTTCAATCGTAATCATTTTTTCTGGCCTGTCGTCAATGGTGGCGTCGTACTCGGCAGAAGTGCTTTTGTGAAAAACTTTTGTTTTCTTATTTGGTCGGCGGTATTGAGAACTCGTGCGATGTGTACCGATCAGGGAGTGATAAACTACTTAATGTCATTCCTCAAAGAAGACTCAGAGTATTTGATCGCTGATCCTCATAGCTCATTACTCTGTATTACAGGAGAAGGGATAAAACAAAACCTTTTGAAATTCACCCCTAGTTTCCACGACGGCAAAATTTGCAACTCGGATGGACAGCCATATATCTTGTTTCATCAGTGGGACCGCACGAATTTTAAAGAAGAGATATTGAGCAGGCATGGCGCAAGAAGTATACTTTTCGCATGAAGACTACACGCATAAATTATCTCGCCATGACCAACTTCATCTGCTTCCGAGAGAAGCAGGAGATATTTTTTGACAAGCTCTCAAATATCATCTCGGTCGTAGGTGAGAACAGGGATGCCAAAAGTCCCGATTCAAAAATAAAGTCCAGTAACGGCTCTGGAAAGAGTACCGTTGCTGAAGCTCTCTATTATGCGATCTTCGGGGAAACGATCAAAAAGTTTGGTAAGAATAGCCAAATTATTCACAACTTGGCTCCCGATGGCGTTGCGACCGTTGAATGTATTTTCAACGACGAATATCGCATTGTACGGACTCAAAAGAAAACCGGAGCCGGTGTGCGACTCTGGCAGAGTAAGAATCAAGTCTGGGATAAAGACACAGAAATTACTCGTTCAACAAAGGCCGAAACTGACAAATATATTGTCGAGTTGGTCGGACTTTCTCCCGAAGCGTTTGTCAATATCGCTCTTTTCTCCGACGACCAAAAAGGTTGTTTTTTAGAGTGCGATGCAAAAGCCAAGCGGGATGTTGTCGAGGCTCTTATGTCTCTTGCGATTTATCGTGAGCGACAAGAAAAGGCCAACCAATTGGTGAATTCCACCAAGGCTGAGATTAAGGAATTGAAGCGATTGCATCAGGCCATAGAAGATAACTTGGCAAGTTGCAAGGCCGCATATAACGATTCTGTAAACAAAGACGAACAATGGAAGGTCGCTCTCAAACAAGAGCGTGACAATTTAATCAAAAAGGCAAAAGCAAAAAGGGAAGAGCTTGAGTCTTCTGACGTGGGTGCAGAATTGTTGCTATATCAAGCAGCACAGGAAAGAATCCCTACGTTGGAAAAAGAAATCGCCAACTTAGAAGCGTCTCAGGAAATCCTCAAGAAAAAGATTGAGGTTTCGGGGAAACTTTTGGAAGAGCGGCGTCGTGAGCAGGGTGAATTGCTTACGAATCTAAAGGATTTCAATCGACGGATGAGTTCCAATAATGGAGAAGTCGATAAGCTAATTCAACACATTAAAGACTTGCAGGCGAACAAACACGGTACTAAGTGCAATCACTGCTTTGGTGTAGTAGATTTCTCGAATATTGAGCCGCTTATTCAGTCGGACAAAGACAAAATCGAGGAATATAACAAGCTGATTGCTGCCGACAAAGAAGAAGTAAAAGTTTTGCAAGAAATCGGCACCAAGCGTAAAGCCGAAATTGAGGCCATTGAAGCCCAGCGGAAAAAGGATGATGAGGATTATCGTGCCGCCGATTCGAGTCTCAAGAAATTGCGTGCGGATTTGACTCGTGATTTGGGCGTAAAAGAGCCTCAAGCGGATTCCAAAGCCCTTGTTTTGAAGAATGAAATTGAGCGATTAAAAACAGAAGCCAAAGAGAAGAACGACCAGTTTAATTCGGGGGTCACTCCGTTTGTTGATCTTATCGCTTCTAACAAGAAGCGTATGGAAGATGTTGCTATTTCTTTGGCCGAACACGAAAAAAACATGAAGCAGGCCGAAGCCAATATTCCTTATTATGAATATTGGCGTATTGGATTTGGGGATAATGGCATTCGTCAAAGTATCCTTGAGGGCATCATTCCTGTATTGAACCAATGTATCGCAAGCTGGTTACAACCCCTCGTCGCTAATACCATTACTTTGAAGTTTAATGCCAACCTCGAAGAGACTATTGAAAGGAATCCCCCTGATGGTGATCCCTATGTTTATAGTGGCATGTCTGCCGGTCAAAGACGGCGACTAAATCTTGCTGTATCGCAAGCATTTGCTGATATTATGGCCGTTAGTAATGGGACCAGACCTTCATTGGTTTTCTTAGACGAAGTTACTACGAATATCGACCCAATGGGCGTACAAGGCATATACAACATGATCCAAGATTTATCAAAAGATAAACAGGTGTTCGTCACCACTCACGATCATGATCTACTTGAAATGCTCGAAAATGCAGACACTATTAAACTTGTTCACGAGGGTGGAAAGACCACCATCGAAACAATTACTTGCAAAAAATAACTTGCCTTTCGACGTGTTTATCGCTATTATTTCCTTCCCAAAATAATAGTTTGAAAAATTGCTTCATAACACTTAGATACCTTCCCAGCAAACATACAAAGAGGAAAAGAAAGGTAAAGTTCTATGTCAATTAAAGCACTGCAAGAGTACACATACGTCAGCAAATATGCCAGATTTAACGTCAATGAGAAGAGAAGAGAAACATACTACGAAGCCACTGATCGTGTAAGAAATATGCATCTTTTGAGGTTTCCTCAAGCCGAAGAGGAAATCATGGATGCGTTTGAAGTGGCCAAAATGAAGCGAGTTCTTGGCTCTCAACGGGCCTTGCAATTCGGCGGTACGCCAATATTGAAAAAGAATGCTCGTATTTACAATTGCATTGCATCTTATTGCGACCGCCCACGATTTTTTCAAGAATGCTTCTGGCTTCTTCTATGCGGGTGTGGCACTGGATTTTCTGTTCAAAAGCATCACATCGCCAAGCTGCCAGACTTCCACTCCATCAACTTGGGGAAGAAGAAGACGTTTGTAATCCCAGACACCATCGAAGGTTGGGCAGATGCGTTAGGCATTTTAGTTGCCAGTTATATGCCTCATCCAGAATTTGAGGAATGGGCTGGCTACGATGTTGAATTTGATTTTTCTGAAATCCGCCCAGCCGGTTCTATTTTGGCATCGGGTGTAGGTAAAGCTCCCGGTCCTGATCCTTTGCATCGCTCTCTCAAGGTCATTAAGAGCCTTTTTCAAGAGCGTATTGCCCTTGGATATGAACGCTTGCGCCCTATCGACGCTTATGACATTATCATGCACGCATCCGATGCTGTGCTGAGTGGTGGTGTACGTCGTTCAGCTACTTTGTGTATGTTTTCGTATGACGATGAAGAAATGGTCAATGCGAAAACGGGCAATTGGTTTACAGAAAATCCTCAACGTGCCAGATCGAATAATTCGGCTGTTTTGTTGCGGGATAAAGTCACAAAAGAAGAATTTTTTGCGCTCGTAGAAAAGAATAAGCAATTTGGCGAGCCGGGCTTTATCTGGGTGAGCGATCTTGAAGCTCTCTATAATCCCTGCGTAGAAATTGGTCTATATGCTTATGACGATGAGGGAAATTCTGGATGGCAAGCGTGCAATCTCTGCGAAATTAACGGGAAGAAAATCAAAACCAAAGAAGATTTCGCCCTAGCAGCAGTTGCAGCAGCCAGAATTGGCACATTGCAGGCGTCTTATACAGATTTGGCGTATCTTGGGCCTATTTCCAAGAAGATTATCGAAAAGGAAGCTCTGTTGGGCGTCTCCATCACGGGCATGATGGATAATCCCGACGTTCTTTTTGATCCTCAAATTCAAAAAGAAATGGCGGAACTCATTGTCAAAACCAATCGAGAATTCGCCAAGAAAATCGGCATCAATCCTGCCGCTCGCTGCACATGCGTAAAACCCGCAGGCACAACGAGTTGCGTTCTCGGTACGGCTTCGGGTATTCACCCGCATCACGCCAAGAGATATTTCCGCCGTATTCAAGGGAATTGGATGGAACAACCGCTCCAATATTTCAAACAATTTAATCCCTTGGCTGTCGAAAAATCCGTCTGGTCGGCCAACGGTACAGATGAAGTTATTTCTTTCTGCGTGGAAGTTCCGAAAGGTGCTAAAACGAAGAATGAGCTTTCTGCCGTCACGTTGCTCGAACACGTTCTGTTGACACAACAGAATTGGGTGACTTATGGCAAAACTCCCGAATTGTGTTCTAAGCCGTGGCTTACACACAATGTTTCTAATACGATCAATATTCGTCCAGAAGAATGGGATGATGTTGCGAATTTCATTTACGAAAATCGTGAATATTTTGCGGGCATTGCTTTGCTCCCACAATCTGGTGATTTGGATTATCCGCAAGCCCCAATGTGTACTGTTTATAACTCCCGTGAAATCGTACAGCAGTACGGGGAAGGCAGTTTATTTGCCAGTGGTTTAATTGTGGATGGCCTCAGAGCGTATAACGACAATCTTTGGGCTGCATGTGATGGCGTTCTCGGTCTTGGCGAACCTCTTGTGGAACCCACAAAGCCAGATGATGAAAAAGATTATCCGGCATATGTTGATGCGTTGCAGCTTTTCCGCTCCAAGATTGATTGGGTGCGTAGAGCGAAGCAATTTGCAGACAGATATTTTGAGGGCGATTATCGAAAGATGACGTATTGCTTGAAGTGCGTCCACAATTGGAAGTTGTGGCAAGATTTGACTCGTGAGTACGTCGATGTTGATTTCAGCAAGATGTTTGAAGACGAAGACAACACCAAAGTACAAGAAACAATCGCTTGTGCGGGTGGAGTTTGCTCTCTAGTTTAATTTACAAAATATAAAATAATTCCTAACATTACTATATAATGTATATGGTATTTTTGGGGATTTTTATGAGTAAAGCGATTGACTTAACTGGCAAACGATTTGGCAATTTGGTGGTTTTGAATTTTTCTGAATCCAAATTCATCAATGGTAAAAAGAGGCGATTTTATAATTGTAGGTGCAGTTGTGGAAATATGTGTGAAATACGTTCAGAATTTCTTACTAGAGGATTACAAAAGTCTTGTGGTTGCCTGAGAAAAAGAGTAGGATCAGAAAATCCAAAGTGGACTGGCTATGGTGAAATAAGTGGCGAACTTTGGTCTTGCATTCAGCTAAATGCCATTGGCAAAGGTGCTGGCTATAAAAGAAAAAAACCAATTGCTTTTTCTATATCAATAAGATATGCTTGGAGTTTGTTTTTAAAACAAAATCGCATTTGTCCTCTATCGGGCGTATCTCTTAGTTTTCGTCCAGAAAGAACTGCTTCTTTGGACAGGATTGATAGCAAAAAAGGATATGTTCGTGGCAATGTTCAGTGGATTCATAAAGATTTGAATATCATGAAACAAAGTTTTTCTCAGGATCATTTTGTTTTATGGTGCAAGAAAGTGGCTTCTTACCAAGAGGGCTGAATGTCTTCAAAATACATAATCGTTGCAGGCGGCGTCATTTCAGGCACAGGAAAAGGGGTTTCTGCTGCGAGTATTGGCCTTTTGTTGAAGTTTCGTGGGCACAAGGTCAGCTTGATTAAATTTGACCCCTATTTGAATACAAATGCGGGCGTTTTGGCTCCCCGTGAACACGGCGAATGCTTCCTCTGTGATGACGGTACGGAAACCGATCTTGATCTGGGCCACTATGAGAGAATTGCTGGTATTTCCGTAAGTAAAAGCAATATTTGCACTTCCGGCACGCTTCATAAAGAACTTATTGATGAGCAAGAAAAGGGTAAATATCTCGGCCAAACAATTCAACTGATTCCTCACCTTACAGACAAAATTCAACAAAGGTTGTTGGATTTGGGCAAGGATCACGATGTTGTCATTGCCGAGGTTGGTGGCACTGTCGGAGATGCCGAAAGTTTCGCTTTTTTTGAAGCTATTCGTCAATTTAAACAGAAGCATAAAAACGATGTAGTCGTCGCTATGGTGGCCCCAATTCTTTGGGTGAATACTATCAAGGAATTTAAAACAAAGCCTCTACAAAACGCTGTGAAGTGCCTTCAAGGGCATGGTTTACAACTGGATGTGATTCTCTGCCGTGTAGATCGCCCCGTGCCAGAAAAGATTCTTCAAAAGGTTTCTAATTTGGCCAACGTGCCACGGGAATGCATATTTGACGCCCCAGATGTTTCCTCAATTTATGAGGTTCCTCTGGCCTTTTATGATCGGCATGTCGATGATTTGTTTGTAGATTTGTTCCATCTAAATCGCAGTGCCTGCCGCATTCATAAGTATCGTGAAGTGGTCGAAAAGTATGTCAACAATCACTTGGATGCCGTTCAAATCGGTATCTTTGGGAAATACGAGAATTGCGATGAGGCTTATATCTCTTTGAAAGAAGCCCTTATCCACGCTGGCATCGCCAATGATGTAAAAGTTGAAGTTAAGTGGATCAAGGCTGAGGATTTAGAGAAATATAAGGATAATCGTGGTGTGGGCAAGTTCTTTGAGGGCTTGCACGGCATTATCGTGCCGGGTGGGTTCGACAACCGTGGCACCGAAGGCAAGATTCGGGCCATCCAGTATGTCCGTGAAAAGAAAATTCCATTTTTGGGTATTTGCTTGGGCCTTCAATGTGCTGTTATTGAATATGCTCGCAATGTCTGCAAGCTGGATGGTGCAAATAGCATGGAATTTGATGCCGAAACTGCTTATCCGGTAATCCACTACATTCCCGGCCAAGAAAACCAAGAAAAGAAGTCGGGAACTATGCGTTTGGGAGCTTATGATTGCGAACTTGTCAAAGATTCCTTGGCCTACGAATTGTACGGGAATAAGCAAATCAGCGAACGTCACCGTCACAGATTTGAGGTAAATAATGAATATTTGACTACTTTAGAAGAGAATGGCCTGATGGTAAGCGGCAAAAACCCTGAAACTGGCCTCGTAGAGCTTATGGAGCTATCCAGAAATATTCATCCCTACTTTATTGGGACTCAGGCCCACCCTGAATTTAAGAGCCGTCTAACGAGTTCTGCTCCTTTATTTAAAGGATTGATTGCGGCTGCTATAAATAAAATGAAGCAAACGTCGCACGAAAATGGATAGATACAATATGAATTTCAAGCAGTTTTTACTAAACGAAAATAAGGCTTATCTGGGCCAAAAAGTAGGAGATATTCTTACATCTCTGAAAGAAATCAATGCCGATAGCAAAACTATGGGCAGTCGTGACCTTGTGCGTTTCTCTGAAAGAATTGCCAATCAAATCAGAAGAATTTTGCACAGCAACTGGTCGAAAGAAGAAAAGCAGTATCTCCTGAAACTGCAAAAGGTTGCGGTTGCGATTATGAAGGCAATAGACGAAAAAAACGACTTGCCGGGCATTATTGCCAGTTCTACCACTACGGTAGAGAAATTGGTTGCTGATTTAGGTGTGCCAATTCACAAATTTGCATCACCGGACAAAAAAGAAGATAATAAAGAGACGGCTACGGCACCACCGGAAAAGAATAAGCCGAAGCCGCCACAACAACCAATTGCTCCCGCCAATCCACCGGCCCCACCGCCGCTGGATATGAATGCCCCGCCTCTTGGTGGGAACAATACGGGCCAACTGGCTAATATGTAAGGATGAGAAATGTGTGGAATAGCAGGTTTTATTGGCGAATCAAAAAACGCCCATGTTACTTCTGAATTAACGACGAAACTTTTTGCGAAGTGCGAAAGCCGAGGTACAGACGCAGCCGGATTTTGGGGTGCTGAATCGGGCCAGAAGGGTCGCATTTTCTATCACAAGGAACCAATACGTTCCAGTCAGTTTGTCAAATCAAATGATATATGGCGACAAGCGACTCGCAGTCCCATCAATCTGATGTTGACTCACGCCCGTGGTGCATCTAAAGGCATGGGCCATCCTCATGATAATATAAACAATCATCCGTTCGTAAGCACCGATATGTCTCTCGCTTTGATTCACAACGGGAGAGTAGAAGATTACGAATATAACACTTTGAAAGAAAAATATGAAGTAATTTCAAATTGCGACTCAGAAATCCTTCTGAGAATTTTAGAAGGTGGAGAGGACTATTCGCAAGCTGAAATTGCAGAACTAGGAGACTTAGAAAATCTGCATCGAATGGCCGGTATCAAAGATATTTATTCTTTGATAAATGACGGACATATGGCCGTGGCTGTGGGAGAAAGGCTTAAAGATGGGACTAGGCTATTGTGGTTGTTCCGCAATCGACATAGACCGCTCTGGATTTCCGATATGCGTGAAACTCTAGGCCAGATTTTCTTTGTCTCTGAACCTACGATCTGGGAAGACTCTGTATATGAAATGAAACCAAATAAGTTTTTCAAAAAGCAAAAACTTATTGAAATCCCAGAGGAAGAGGTTTGGTATATCAAGATCAAACCAGACGAAAAAATACCATCTAATGTTCATCGCTTTCAAGTTTGCAAAGAATCTACAGACTTGGAATTCAATGCTAAGTATCGTCCGCTTAAAGTTAAAGAAAATGAGAACAAAATAGTGACTAGATTAGGCACCAAAGACAAAGTTACTCAACTTCAAGCTCAAGTACAAGCTGCCAAGAAATCTTTCTTTCACGATCAAAGTTTGGAAGGGCATGAAGATATTGAAGAATTTTCTATAAGAGACTTGGAATATAAGTGTAGGACTCTCAAGAGGATAATCGAAGGTATTGAGACGACTACTACAAATCTGGTTCAACAACAGTCGATTACTCGACATGATTTTGACCAATTACTTTCTCTATTAGATCAGCAGAAAAATGATTTGCAGGCGATAGAGGATAATTTAGGATACACATAATATGAGCGATAATTTTGACTATGAAGATGATGATCTAATTGTTGATGACATTATCAGTAATAAACAGAAACGCAAAAGAAAAGCAGGTGGCAAGAAAAAGGGCAACCGGGTAGAACTGGAATTGTCCAAACTTCTTAATGCTCGCTTTAATTGTCAGGATTTCTCTCGTGCTGTTGGTTCTGGCAATCGCTGGGGGCAAGTTCAGCATCTCCCAAAACACGCCAGAGAAGTGTTTTCTGGCGATCTTATTGTCCCTAAAAATTTCAAATTTTGCCTCGAATCTAAAGGTGGATATGATGGAATTGACCTAAATTCCATCTTCGTAAGAGGCAACAGCGAACTTGACAATTTTCTGGATCAAGTCACCAAAGACTCCAAAAGATGTGGTCGAAAGCCCCTTTTATGTTGGAAACGCACTCGTAAGCCGTGGTTAGGCTTTATTCACACAAAAGAATTGACCGGCAAAACCTTTAAATATAGATTATTGTACGGGAAATGGTCTGTTGTTGACCTTGAAAAGCTACTTGAACTAGAAGACGAATTTTTTCTGAATTCTACCGAAACACAATCGTAAAGTCTTGTCATATATAAAGTATGCTAGACTTTTGGGAATTATATTACGACATAGAGCTTGAACGCCTCATAGCTGAAGGCGTCGAAGATCATCAGCCTGCCGATGGCCGTTGGGACCGCCCCCTTGCCGACTCAGATGGCAGTAACGTATATCGTTTTAATGTAGCTGGCGATAATTGCGGCTCTAGCACTCGCCCCTGCTATCAAGTTAATGTAAGCGGCAGTGCCAGCGACGGTGTAAGCATCTCTTTCTCTCGTGACGGGTCTTATTCTGACCAACATAAAGGTGTTGGTATGGAAGTCTTCAAAGGCGTTTTGAAGGCTTTGAGCGAATATATCCTTGCCAAAAAGCCATCCAAACTTTATTGGAGTGCCGTTACCAAGTCTGTGCCGAACCCTCGCAGCGGTCAAATTACGAATCCAGAAGCTCGTGCCCATGTTTATGAAGCATGGGCTTTAAGACACCTATTTCCAGATAAATATGTTGGGATGAGCGGCCAATGGCTTCGTAGAGACATTTACGATAGAGAATGGGTTCCCAATGGTTATCCGCCCGTTCCAGAAAATATAACTGAAAATTCTCCTCCCGGTGAGAAGCGTAAAGCCCTAGAAGAAATGCAGGAGAAGGCCCGGCAAAATAGACAGGAAATTGAACGTCGGGAGCGTGAGAGACAAGAAGCTGAATATCGTCGTCAAGAACAAGAACGTCAGGCTCGTGAAGCTGAAATCAGAAGACAACGTGAAGAAGCAGAGGCTCGTCGTCAAGAGTTTATGCGACAAGCTCTCGAAAACCCAGAAAAGAACCCAAATGGCATCCAAAAAGATGATGTTGTTTATATCCTTAATCCTACCCATGATGATTGGGGTATGGAAAATCGTCTTGGCCAAGTTATGGGCTTCCAATTCGGTTCTTACCGTTATGGTGGATCGGATGAATCTGAGCCAATTCACGCTATCGTACAATTCACAGACGACGAAGAAGATACTGGCGATAATGGGTTTAATGGTCGTCGTGGGTATATTGCTTTAGACCGCTTGAAGAAAGAAAGTCCAGAAGGTCGAGCAGATCGTGAAAGACGCAAACAAGAAAGAGTACAAGCTGCCCTAGCCAGTCCCGAAAAGAATCCGCATGGAATTCAACAGGGTGATGATATTATCAGTTGGATGCCCGATTCTATTGGAAGCAAACAAAATGGTTTGCGTGGCAAAGTCCGTGAAATAGAAGTGGACAGATGGAGCAATATTACTGCCAAAGTCGATTGGACCCCAGAAGCAGCAGAAGTGCTACGTTCAGATCGTTACAGCAGCACAGATGTGAACAATCTTTCTTTTGGTGTTGCAAACCTTAGAAAAGCCACACCAGAAACTGTAGAAGAAATTCGTCGTAAAATACGAGAACACGAAATTGAGCAGCGTGTAACTTCTGGTCGTGAAAGATGGCAGTCTCGTACCCGCCATGCTGGAACGCAAGAAGAAGAGCCAGAAGATCAGTTGGCAACCCCACCAGCTACCCCGGAAGATGATTTGACTAATCACCCCGGCAATCCTTTACATTTGAAGGTTGGCGATCTTGTCAAACTGCGTAATCCGCCACGTTGGGGACGCCAATCTCGTAGAAGCCATTTCAATGGAACCTTGGTTCGTTTAGAGAAACCATATTGGGGGGACTCAACAAATCTCACAGGATATATCAAGTTCCACGGCAGCAACGCCCAACCATATCGTGTTTGGAATGTTGCAGATGAAATAGATCGAGATGAATCAGAAGAAACTCGTAACCTTATGGCTCAACAGCAAGTTCGTCAACAGCGTGCCCGCACTGCCGTGTCAAGTACGGGTGGTCATAACATTGGCGATACCGTTACTGTTGTGAATGGTCGTCACAGAGGCAAATCTGGACGTATTGTGAACTTCCGTAGAGCGGGTGCAAATATGAATGCTTTGATTGCCCCGTTAGATGGCGAAGATTTCTCTGTAAACATCAATATGTTGCAACCGCCAGCAACGACTCAACCGCCTGCTGCGGAGAGTTTCAGTTTCAGAGATTACTTGATGTATTTTGAGAGTCGGATCAATAGAGGACTGGCAAGCTAAGTTTTTCGCCTGCTTGTTTGAAAGCCTTTCTTCGAGCGCCCGGACGGGAATCAAGTTCGCCAGACTTAATTCTTCTCTCAAAGCTGCTGACATATTCTTTAGCCTGAATAACCGCTGGGTCATTCGGGTCAAGGTCTGGATCGTCAGGCTGAATTACAAAACCAAAGTTTGTAGTTTTGAATTTCGCTTCGCCTTTTGCTCGCAACCCCGCAACAGTTCCCGGTTGGTCTAAGAAACGGTAATCGTGTTTGTCTGCATCCATTACAGGGAAGCCAGCCCATGTTCTTGGCAACGGACCCTCAGATTTTGGATTCTTCTCTACATTGAATACAGCAGCCACTGTTCCGCCTTGTTCGAGGAATTTTTTGGCTACATTTCTGTTGTCTTCAGCGAGACTGAAGGTTAAATGGTAATTCTTAGGCCATCCTGTTTTTCTTATAAATCTGGCCATTCTCGACGGGTCTTTTGTATAGTCATAGAAGGTCACGTTTGGGAATGTTTCTAACAATGTTTTTCCAGCTATAAAAGAAGCAACATCTCTGACTAATTCTTGGAATTTATTTGCATTGCTGCCAACTAATTGTTTTACAATTTGAGCGTATTTGCCAATTATTCGTTTGGGCCAACTTGTCAAGATTGTATTTTGTAGTTCTTCTACATTAGAAGAAAATCTATACTCATCGCTTTCCCAATAAACATCACTTGTGGCGTTTAATCGAACTACTGGTTGATGGCCCTTTTCTTGAGAAGCTGCCACAAGTTTGAATAAATCCAGTAGAACTTTTGACATAAACCCTTGAGAGTTTTTAACAAACTCTTGTGTTTTATTTCTTCTTCCTTGCAATTTTGTTGTTGCTAATGCTGGATTTCCTGCTGTGTGCAAACAGGCACTTGCACAACCACCGACTAATTCCGTTTTTACTATTTGGTTTCTATTTATTTCAATTGTTTGACCACTGTTCCAATCTTGTAGATTGGCCCCCGGAAGTCTTAATCTCAATCGCAAAGGGCAAGATTGTTGTTGATCTTTTGGTAATAAAGTATCACTCAATGAACCATGTGTTTGCATGGATTGTTGAGTTCTAGGTCTTAATTCAAAACCATAAAATGTGTGAATATCACCATTTTGCTCATATCCGGGGCTACTTGCCACTAACTGTAAAGTTTGTGGATCGAATCCTTTTGCAGATATGTGATATATGGCCGTAGCAAACGGGCACATTTGACTGCCTGAACCCATATAAGGTTCTAGGTGAAGAACCGCACCCAAATATGTTTGTTGGGTTTCGGGATGTTTGGCTGTTTTTGGATTAGTTTCGCCGTCACCAAGAGTAGAAAATTTGGGGTACTTTTCTCGTTTCTCTTTCTTTTCTTGTTTTCTTTCTTTACGGAAAGTATACCAGTCGGCGTTTCGATCTGGCTGGCCCAATGGCCAAGCAGTCTCTATTAAATGCAAAGGCATCAAATTGCCTACATTCGTTGATATTGCCCAATCAACGTCTGTGGCAATTTGATGCTCTAGGCGATCTAGTAGCTCTATTTCTTGGAAAAATTCTTTGAACAACATATTTTATTTATGTCATTCAATCAACTTTTTTCCATCCCATTTCAAAATTTCCCCCTCGGCCTGCCGAATAGAGGTAATTTTCTTGCCTTCAATGTAGGCTTTTACGTGGTTTGCGGCGAGAAAGCCCCTACTTTCCGAAGGAAAGTTTGGTCGCAAAGCGAGCGACCGTAGGGAGCGAGACTGCGACCAAACCTCTTTAGGGTAGTGGGATGAATCGCCGCCATAGGACTAATTCAGGACAAAATAGGACTGCTGCTAATTCCAATTTGGCTGAAGCTGGACAAATATCACACCCCAAAAATCAGATAACAACGCCACTAAAGCGGCTATCAGCCCTGTTCTTCGATGTACTTCTTGATTGTCTCTGTGGATACATCGCCAGTTGAACAAGCAAAATATCCATCTGACCAGAACGTATGTTATTTCCAGAAGTGCCTCGACAAGAATACGGGAAACCTCTGCCAGATGCGGCTCGTGGACATACTTTTCAGCCGATTCACGATACTACTCACCGAGATGTTCGGCGGGTAATCCACAAGCAGGTGGACATGGTTGCTATCTTCTGACTCCATGACTTCGATTTTGAAGTCCGACTCGTTGGATATGTCAAAGAGAATTTGTTTCATGTCATCGTTGACCTTGTTCACCAGTATCTTCTTCCGATACTTGGTCACAAAGATGACGTGGCATTTCAAGAGGAACTTGCAGTGCGAATTGCTTTTGTACTTCTTTTTCTTTTTCATCGAATTTTTCTCGTTGAAAAATAACGGCAAGAACACTATATTATAGTGATGGCAAAAAGTAAAGAGAAAACCGAGCGGCAAGTGATCTTCATGGTACAGCCGTCTTTATATGACCAATTCTCCGAAGCGTGCGAGGAGAACTACAAGAAAGTCTCGGAAACCCTTCGTGACCTGATGCTGGAATACGTCAAGAAACAGGAGAGCAAGAATGAACGAACAGACAATGCCTAAATTGAACCTCATCAAGAAGGAAATAGACAAGAGCGAGGAATACGGTGTGCCAATGAAGGAAACTCGGTGGTTCGTAGAAACCAACGATGACTTTGATGGCACTGCCAACGGTCACGGCTATAAGACGCCGCAAGCGGTCTACAAGGCGTATTACTACTTTCTAAACAAAAACAAGTTTGCCAAACAGAAGCAAGATATTAAGCAGTGGTTGGTTGAAGGATAATCCTGACGTAAAGGCAGCGTTGAACAACTACTTCGACGCAGATTGGGCTATAGATCGTGCCAAAGATGGCGAACCAACTTCCATCGAGAACATGCTAGAACACATGGCAGAAGACCGACCGGAAGTTGCCAAGAAGTTAAATGATAACAAAAATCTGTGGAAAACGTTGATGAAGTATTACTTGGACTAAATATGAAGCATCTGTACTCCTACAAGTTTCGGCTGTCTCCAACACCACAGCAAGAAGTGTTGCTCGCCAAGCACTTCGGCTGTGTGCGTTGGATATACAATCATTTTCTTGACAAAAGGATTGAGGAATACAAGACTAACAAGAAGACGCTTCGTAGATCAGACAACGAAAAGGAACTACCTGAAATCAAGACGACTTGTATCTGGCTCAAAGAAGTCGGCAGTCAGTCTTTGCAGTATGCGGTTGAATGCTTGCAGAATGCGTATAACAACTTCTTCCGCAGAGTGAAAGAAAAGAAAAAAGGCAAGAAGGGCTTTCCTCAGTTTAAGCGAAAGCACGACAAACAGTCTTTCCGCATTAAACAGAACATCTACTTAGTTAATGGCAAGCTGGTGTTTCCTAAGTTTCTTGAAGGTATACCAATCATTCAGCACCGTGAGGTTGAAGGCGATATACAGTTTGCAACAATCAGCAAGAACAAAGCAGGACAGTATCATGTATCCATCACGGTTGAACGAGATATACAGCCGCTACCAGTAAGTAATCGAAGTGTTGGCGTGGACTTGAACGTGACAGCGATGGTAGATAGCAATAGTGTATCACATAAAAATCCACGACCAGCGAAAGAACACCGGCAACGATTGAAGCTATTGCACCAGAGAGTCACCAGAAGAAAAAAGAACAAAAGTAATGGATTAACGAAAGCAAAGAAAGCGTTAGCAAAGTTGTACCTCAAGGCACATAATAAGCGTGAAGATTTCCTGCACAAATTGAGTCGTCGGATAGTTGATGAAAACCAAATCATCTGTCTGGAAGACCTTGATGTGGCATCCATGCTTGCAAAGACCAAACCAGATGACCGAGAAGAACCACGATGGAAGGAGAAGAGAAGACACAGGGACATTCAGGACTGTGGTTTCTATTCTTTTGTCCAGAAATTGAGCTACAAGGCGGTCTGGCATGGTCGGCAGTTGGTGAAGGTATCACGATGGTTTCCATCGTCGCAACTATGCAGTCATTGTGGTTGGCGATATAAAGATTTGCCGAAGGATTGCAAGGAGTGGTGTTGTTGGAATTGTTGGGAAACGAACCAGCGTGATTATAACTCAGCCAAGAACATTTTAGTTGAGGGGATGAGAATACTAACCTCTGGAACAGAGGGGATAGCCGTTTGTCTTGGCGTAAGACCTGCTCAGAGTGGGCTGCTGATTGGAACGGAAGCCCCGCCGTCTTTAGCGGCGGGGTAGTTCACATTTCTCACACTGGACCGTTCGAGAATTCGGCACCGCTGATGGGCCGTATTTGGTGGGCATACAGGCAAAAATCATATTGCCTGCGTCTGCTTCTTTGTTGATTTCCTCTTGAGAGGCGACCTTTATATCGACGCCACCGATGTTGATTGTTTCGTCCATTAAATCCTCCAAAGGAATTTCTTCCCGGCCTCAGTAGAGAGATATTTCGGGTCAGGAGTGATGCCTACTCGTGGCAAGTCCAGACGGTCAGCATCCCAACATACACCAATCGTCGGGTCGTTGCTAGTCTGGCCATCGTTGTGGTACTTGCAAGCCTCTACCAATTTGTTTAATTGATCCCGATTGATCTTGAGTCGCCCTTCCTCGAATAGTTCTTCTGCCCATTTAGCAGAGCGATGCCCGTGTTCGGGGTCTTCATCTTCGTTTTGCCGCTTGCTATCGTGGACCAGAGCAAACAGTTGGGCCACGGTCTTGTCGGCCCCCGGTGTGTTGTTCGCCAAGAACACTGCATTCTTTTCTACCTTCTCCCAATGCCAAAGTCCATGAAAACTTCCCGCCCGAACCAAAGAAAATCGGGACCACGCCTCTTTCAACACCGATTCCATCCAACCGGGTCGCTTTGCAACCTTCTGGCAGGGTTCGATTTTGAGACGGCTGGGCAGGGTGACGATTTCGTACTCCCCTCGCCCAAGAAGGACGCCGATAATGTCCTTTTTGTTGACAATGGCTTGTACGACGCCGTTCTTTTTGTGATCGAATCGTTGAGCGAACCAACGGGCACGCCAATAACTGAGCGTCCAGCTATACCCGCTTCGATTGATTCCCTGATGGCCTCGATAAATGATGAATTCTTCCGGCAAGCCCTCAAGGAACTTCCGTTCTTCATCATTCATAAAGTGTTCTTTATCGCCACGGCTGCTCAATAGAAGCATGGCGACGATATGCTTGTATTGCCAGATATTTTCGCTATCTGACCAGATGCTTCCCAAATTGTCCCAATAATCCTTGTCGGACATTAGGTTTTCAATTTCGACAAACTTCTGGAAGCGATAGGGACGTTCGTGGATGTAGAGATAACTACTCCATTTCTGCTCTTCCATCGCTTTGGCAGCATATTCTTTCTTGGCTTTTAGTTGAGCGTTATACATGGCATTCATTGCTTCCATGTATGGGACGCCGAATACAAGTGGGTGCTTGAGAGTAGGCCAACCAAGCGCACCCCGACCCTTCTCAAGCCAAGGCTTGAGTTCCGGGTCAAGGGCTTCTTGACGTTTCAGGACTTCTTCAAAAGATTCGATATTCATTGGAATGAAGGATATTCTCGTAGGAATCAGGAGGGCAAATGAGAATGAAATTCTCTTCGGCCTCTGTGACCGCCTCGATTTGTTGGATTGTATTGAGAACTTTTACTTTCTGCACAATTCCTACCGTACCGGCTGGTACTTCGTCAGCGTTGATAACTTTGATTTTCGTGCCGACCCTCGGTCCAATATTTTGTGGTTTTCTTGCTGCATGGGCAGTATAAGTGACGCTCGTATTTTTTACGTCACCGAAGAATGCGCCAGCACGAACCATTACGGGTTTGCGGAAAATGATCTTTCGCTCCCGAAGGCCCGGTCCATAGGGCTGGTTGGCAAAATGCCCCCGCCGCCAGTGGGAACGTGGCGATTTCTTGAGCAAATCCATTTCTACAGCTTCGCCTTCGGGTACATTCTCCACGACTTCATCATAAAACTCGACCTTTTGATCGAATTTCAAAAGATTGACAGAGGCGGCAAGGTTTGCTTGTGCTTCCATCGCCCGCCGTGTTGGAATATTGCCACGACGCTTAGCCCGTGCTTCCTGTTGCCATTGTTTATACTTTTGTGGATCGAGTGGCCCATAATCCTTGACGGAATACAGGCTCATCATCATGGCGAAATTCACACCAAGCCTCTGTACGTTTTCAGCAGCATTGCATTCGGCATCAGCCAAATTCACTAACCCCTCGTTGCGATTGGGCCGGTTGCCGATGATGGCATCTTCAATAGTTTTAAATTCTTCTCGCCGGGGTGTGACGTGAGTAATCACGTTACTTCGGTTGAAGAAGGCACTGACGTTGATGAATTTCTTTTGATCGTCATGATGTACCAAAACAAATTTTGGTGTATCAGGAATGTTGTATTCCTGTTTGAGAGTGTTCCCGTATTCTGGTGGGATTTCCAGAATAATGACGGGATATGGTTGCTTGTAATCATCAAATGAATACGAAGCAGACGAATGCTGCAATGCCTCACATTGCTCTGGAAGCGGGCGAAATAGCTTCGGCCCACCAGCCAAAGATTTGCTGAGGGTGTAATACCAAAAAGTCCCGATAGGGTCTATTTGGAGTACATCGAGAATTTTGTTAAATTGCCGCCAGAATTCAGGGGGATGGCTTTTGAATTCTTTCTCCCCCACGACAATGACGGGTTCATCGGGGTGCTTGGCCTTATATGCATCGGCTTCGCCGTGCTTTGGGACAAGCATGAATTTAACAGGCCGTACTGAAATGGCCCGGCGTTCCGAGAGTGCTTTGTAAACAATCCACTCTTTTCTGCCGAGCCATGTCAGTACGGGAATATTCTCTTTGTGATCCAAGAACGTGAAGTCCATGACCACTCCCGTATTTATTCGTAATCTTCAAGGCGGAAGAAATTGCAATCTTTGTCGATATAGTTTTTGGTTCCGCCCTGAGTAATAAACCAATACCATTTCGACGGGTCTTGCGGACGAATCGAATCACCGTATCCGTCAGTAATCACAAATACCGCTTCGGGATATTTGCAGTTTTCCTGATTCATGACGGCCTGAACATGCTTCTCCAAGATGGAAAAGCTAGTGCCACCACCACCATAAATTTTCTTGGACGCCAAGGTGGTTTCCTTGACGACCGTATCGAAGCAGAACAGGCGAACATCGAATCGTTCCGTGGGAAGACTCTCGGCGGCGGTGAAAAACCGATCCTTGAGTCCCCAACATGAACCCGAAGTATCAAGGAAGAAAAACACCTTGATCTTTTTCTTTTCATTTTCATGTTCTTCGACTTCCATATCGGAAGGTAAGAACATATCACGAGGCAGGAACGTCAACCGGCGCTGGACTCGTGCCCATTGCTCAATATCCTTGTCTTTTTCAACAAGATATTTGCTCGCCCATTTCTTGATGACGGTTTCCCACTTCTTTTTCTTTACGACCTTGCCGATTTTGGCAAAGACCCACTGACCACCAGTGCCGGTTCCGGCCTGCTGGTTTTTTGCATCCTTGGGCGGATTCTGAAAATGCTTGTCCACCATCGACTTGAGGGGTTTCTTTTCATCCTCAGTCAATTCCTTGGACAAATTGTCAATGACTTTGCCCCAAGCGTCGGACTGTTCCTCGCCCATCATCGAGTGATCGTCAAGCGAACCACCCGGTTGACCGGGGCCAGCTTCCCCGTCACCGGGTCCACCATCGCCGTACATCTTCTCGAATAGGTTGTAGTAATGCTCGAACATTTCGTCGTCTTTGGGCATGGGTTTCTTGTCCTTAAAGACAGTATCCACCCAGCAAAGACCGCCGTTAGCCTCTTGTTCCGGTCCCCACGGCTTGCCCTCGTCAATAGCCATTTGTTTGAAAATGGGCTTGATAACATCGTCAATTTTCTTCCGGTCGAAGCCAAAGCCCCGCACCAGATTATGATTGACAACAATATCCAAAGCAGAATTGGCTGCACGCCGATTGATACCGGCATCACGAATACGGATGCCGTGATTCAAAATAACGTGCAGTGCTTCGTGGCAAATTACGAATAACTTGCCATTAAAGTCCAAACGCTGCCAGAATGTCGGATTGAAGTGGAAGTAAACAAATTCCCCCACTTCATCAAACTGTACAGCAGCGGTGGGCAAATCCTCGTTGAATACGGGCTTGCCCATCTGCCATAGCTTGTAGAAGACTGCGTGGTGCCCTTCAAGGGCCATCGAAATCTCCAACCATTCATCGTTGGTGATTCGAGGCAGGGCCATAGTTTTCATGAAGTCGGCCATTGTTTCCTCACTTGGGTTGCACGAGTTTGTGGCTCAAGCCAGCCTCATTCAGCTTAGTCATAAGGGCCACAAATCGCCCACCGTGCCGACTCAGAATCATCGACCAGTTGTGGCCGGTGTTCCGATGGATTTCCTTGATGCAGTGGTTGACCACGCCCGGCAGCTTGGCAAACGGCGGGCTTGTCAACGATGCGGGCCACATCTTGCCCACCGATGCACTAAGCACTTCCAGAGCATTCAATGCTTGGTCTGCCGTCATGTCTTTCGGAAGGCTCTTCTCGATCTTCTCATACGCCGACTGTTGCAGTTGCGGAGTATTGGCATCCAATCGGCGTAGTTGCGTCAGGATGCCGGTGAATGCCGCTGCGGACTCGCCAGTGTAGTGTGCTTCTGCTACTTCACTGTCGCCGCCGCTGCTTTTGGTGGCGAAGGCACGAGCCAACTCTTGGTTCTGTTGAAGAACTTTGCGAATTTCTCGTCCCGTTTTCTGGTCGGTGCCAGCCTTGAGAATTTCGTCACAAACATTCATGAATACCGGAATTTTGTCCGAATTCGTGATGATATGCTTGCGAATTTTGGCATTATCCGCCATCGAGGAAGCAATCTTTTCCTTCGAGATAAGCGGCAGGAAGAAATTCATCAGAGTATCCGACTCTGGAATGAACTTCATCGCTGCGGCGAAGTTATTCTCGTTGGAAAGGAATGTCCGTGCCCCGGCAACGTCGTTGGCTTCCATCAATTCCGAAAGCCGGTCGGAAGTCGGCCCGGTATTGAGGGCGTTCGCCAACTTGCTGACGCCAGCCTCATGCGGAATAACATCCCGAATATCTCCGTGTAATTGGAACATATTCAGGGCGTATTCGAGACGCCGGGGCGAGACGACATTCTGCATTTCGGGGGTCAATTCCTTCCACCAACCGATGGCGGAATCGGCCAAGCGACGACCAAATTTCTGCCGGAACCACTCGGTATTCGGCAAATAAGGGATGGTCGTAATAACGTGGTAGCGGTCCTGCTGAGCAGGGTCCAACTTTTCCACGTCGTAGGTTTCATCTTCGTCGTCGTCGGGGTTGATCGCCGCCCAAACGATCTTGAGATTCGGGAATTTCTCGCCGTTGATGGATTTGAATTGCAGCAATTCCATCACGGCATTGCGAACCTTCTTCGGGCTACGGTTGAATTCGTCAAAGAATAACGCTTCGACTTCGCCAGTGGCAAAGGTGCGAGGACGAACCAACTCAAGATAGTTGAATTGACGACGGTTTTCGACGCTCTGCACTACCTTTTGAGCAGATTCGCCTTTCAGGTGCCAATTCTTTTCGATCCATTCCAAAGCAAGGGATTGGTCGATGTTGATAAGTTCACGAATAACTTCAAACTGGTCGGAGCCGAATTTGCCTTCGGACTTTTCCTTGGGGACACCAACGAAGTCAACCCAAGGGTCCATTGTGGACGCCGAGAAATACCGCCAGTTTAAGTTGTGTTCATCGAAGGCTTGCTTGACCATAGCGGTCTTGCCGACGCCGTGCTTGCCGATAAACAACACGTTGAGGTTGTTCTTGATCCAAAAACCCAGCTTATTCTGAATGTTGACGGCCATCAGTCCGCTCCGAATTGCGATGAGGGAGTTAGTCTGCTGCGATTATACCACAGTTTTGTTATGTGGTAAAGCAGTTTTGCTTGCTACGCTACATATACGGAAAAGTTCTTCGCACTCCCAGATAAAAAAATAGCCCGGTGAATATTCACCGGGCTATTTTCGCCGGATATTCGGGACTACGACTTCTTCGGCATTTCCCAGCCGGGCAACCACTGGAAAATATCCTCGTCCCGTTCATAGAGTTTGTCGATCTTTTTGTCCGTCATGAGGGCGTTGATGGCCCCCAAGGTTTTACGGTACGACAATCCCTGTGCGTTAATGCGTTGGGCACGCATTCGCTGCAAACTCACGAACAGGGCACGGGCCGGATCGCCGTCATCGCTGAACTTGATTTCACGGAGCCGTTCACAGAACGGTTCGATCTTCTCGGCACCGTACCACATATACGCCTTGGCGACAGCGGCTTGCACTTCCGCCCGGCCTTGTGGCAGATGAGTGTGAATCCAGTCGATGACGTGTTCCCACTTGTGGGCGAATGCCGCCACTTCGGATTCGGTGTATCGAACCTGCTTGCTGCTCAATCCCTTCATCAGCGCCCGACAGAAACCGGCAATGCGATTGCTTGCCAATTTCGAGTCCACAATCAGCTTCAAACGGTCGCTGAGTGGACGGACACGCCCGGAGTCGATGACGAATCGTGCCGTAGTCAGCACGTTAAAGGTGAAGTAAAGCGGGATTTCGATCTGCCCGCCTTCTTCCCAGATTTCTTTGATTGCCGTCAGCCGGTGACGACCGTTGTAGACCTTGTTCTGGTAGTCCACACCGATTGCTTCGTCGGTGGGAATCCACGAACCATTGAGCATGTCCCGTTTGTACTTCTCAACAGTTGAACGGTCAAGACGACGATTGCCTTCGTCTTCCAGCCAAATGTTGTCGAGACAGGTCTTTGCCATTGGCCCCGTCAGCATAATGTACTCGCTATACTGATTCTGGTTGCGGGGGAAAGCGAACCACGGCTTGTCTTTGCCGTTGCAGGCAAACAGGTAGTATTCCTGATTCGTCTTGGCCTGCTTGCAGATTTCCTTGTGACGACGCTGCTCTTCCGATACAATCTCGTCGGTGATCTTGCCAACAGGACTGGTCGGAGCGGGCTTGTGCTGTGGCTGTTGCTGATTTGCAACACCCGGCAATGGCTTATCAGGAGAGACAGGCTGAACCTGCGGTTTCTCTTCGTGCAAGAAGCGATGCTTCTGCAAGACCATATCCGCAACACTGGTGCGGCCAACGCCGCCAAAGAGGGGTTGATTCACTGGACCTAGACCTCCTGCGAGTTGTGACTTGCGCATCTGTTCGGCTTGCTGTTCCTTCGCACGCTTCTCGTTCTGACGCCGGATACGTCGCTTAGAACCCATAAATGCCTCGTCGTTTAGAACTGATGGGACACCGAATCGACAACGAAGTGCATTCTACCACAGATTTGTCGGTTGTAAAGCTGCGGGAATCCCAGCAACAAAAAAACCGCAAGTCTTAGAAAACTAAGGACTTGCGGTTCAAACCCAAACCGGGTTTTCGCTCATGAAAAGACAGAAAATCAGTTTTTGTCGGTTCGCTTGTAGTTCGAGAAGTTGAAAGTTAGAGCGTGCGTGACGATCTTGCTGCCCGTGCTGTAGTCGTACTTGACGGAATGATCTGTGACGGTGACGCCTTCAAAAATTTGGGTGTACAACTTTGTTCCTGCGGCGCTGAGGGCCACCAAAGTCCAGCGGTCTTTTGATCCTTCTCGAATGATCTTCTCGATCCAATCGAAGGTCTTGGCATCGACCACTTCGTATACGTTTACTTTTAATTCCTTTTTGATGTAATTTATTTCTGTGTCTTTGATTAACCATTCAAGGTCTTTGAATAGTTCAGAATAAACTTTGAATCTAAAAGCAAATGGCAATTTGTCTGCGGCCAAATATGGGTTATCTTTTCCAGACATATCTACTTTATCGGTCATCTATCTCCTTAATCGAATATTTGTAATTGATTCTTTTCTGATATAAAAACATTCTCTCCAAACGCCAATTCAAACCATACGTTGTAAATTCCACATTCGAGTTCATTCGTGTCTAGGAAATAGTAAGCATACATTTTTTCCCGATAGTCCACGAGGGCACGATCTACTAACAGGCGTAAATCTTGTTCTGCCGGGACACACTCCCCGCAGGCAATTTCAATAGATACCCGTAAATCTGAGACTATGGCGAGATTTTCGTAGTAGGGTAGTATATCGGACCCTCGTGGGACATTCGGGGTTATTTGTATGATTATGTATCTCTTTGTTCCCTTGCGTATTTTGTTTGGTCTGAAGGCAAAGCTGAAGTCATATATCGGTGGTACAGGAGAAGTAAACCATAAGTCGGGATAAATTACAAAGTTATTTGTGATACAAGCTGTTTGACATTCGCCGTCCTCAAATGTCACATACCAAGCATCGACATATCTCCCGATTGTATAAAGCGGATCGGCAATCGGGACTTCAATTAAATATTGTCCGGTGGCTTCTTGAACAACGTCATCGGCAGAAATTGTTTGCACCAGTCTGCGACCATCTGGATTGGTGGAACTAACTTCATTGGGATCAAGGAAATAAATTTCTATCTTTTCGATAGACTGCACATTTCTACGGTTATTGGAATTGTATGTCAATAACCGTAGACGCACGGTGTCACCGCAGACCGGATTTTGCATTCTTTCTTTGGTTGCCACTTATCTTATCTCCTTCTTGAAGCTGCTTGGGCCTTTCTTCTCTGGGCTTCCATTGCTTCGTTTTCTTGTTCTTTCTGCTGGACAAACCTATCAATTAACCACTTTCTGGTATTGATAGGCATAGACATGCTGCTATGCAGCCCTTGACGCAAGTGATACATGAAGAAGAATTGCTCTTCTAGCAAGTTTTTCCCCAAAGTTAGGCTTGGATGTTCTCGGCCTTCTTCTTCCGGGGGAAGAAAAAATTTGCTTCAAGAGGCAAGTCCATTTCAAATTCTTGGAGGCAACTTGGGCAGAAAATTTCCACGTTTGTATCCACGCCGAATGGTGGCTCATTGATACAGTTGCGGATATGAGCAACGTCATTGATCGGCAAATTCTTCAAGAGAATTTGAAGCTCAGACTTGTCAGTAATTCCGTCAATATCTTCGAGCAACATCGACGTTCTGTGAGTCAAGGTGTCGTCTGCCGCTTGATCGCCGTAGGTCTTGAGTCTTCGATCACGATATTCTGTGATTTCTTGTTCATCACGACCTGTGGAAAGACGGTAATGGAAAACCAAACCAGTTGTTGGCAATGTGTCTTCGAGCATTGGGCCGAATTCGTCTGGGCAATGCTCAACATAAAGGCTTGCCAAATCAATATCAGCCGAGAATTTCTTCTCGCACTCTGGGCACTTTACTTCTACATCGTAGTGATTTGAGTAAGAAATACCACGAAGATAAATCAAAAGATAAGTTCTGTCAGCAGTCAAAAGATTTTCTGGTTGGAAGTTTTCCATCATACAACGCTTGAAAATCATGTTGATGGCTTGGCCCTTCCGAACGAATCTCGGTGTGGCAAGAATTTGCTCTTCTTCGCCGGTCATTTGACGGATACTGAGGATGCCGTTGCTTGGACCATTTACGCCGTCGTAGAACTTGCCCTTAGATGGAAGTTGAACTTCTTCGTAGTTATAAGTCGAAGACTTCAACTGTTGCAAAAGGTCTTTCAAGTGACCAGAGTGAGTATCGTGACGAACAATTTCTGGACCTTGCTTAGCTTCGTTTGTAAATCTCTTGCTTCCCTTACCGGCTGGTCTTTCCTTTAGAGAAGAAAATGGCTTTGGTGCTGCCGCCCCTACTTGCTCGCTTAAAGGAACATTGGGGTCGGATTGCTGGGCCATCTTGAGTGCCTGCAAAAACTCCTTGGGTACATTTCCTTTGACCTCTACGCTGCCTGCGTCTGGCTTAGATTCTTGTTCATCATCACTCAATGCTTTGCGAACGGCTTCGGCCTTCTTTAATTCGTCATCATCTACTTTTCTTGGACGGAATACATCGTCTGCCATATTTTTCTCCTTGTACTACTCTTTTAATTCGAGCGTCTAATTTCATCATAGTGTGGTTGAATAAATTTTGAGGCCGATTTCATGATACTCAATTTGCAAAATGTAGAAGATTTAGTTTTCTTCGACAAAAAGGTATGGGACACTCTCCCAGAATTTCGACCTCTTTTTGAGCAATGGGCACTCAGTAAAAGAGTGCCCGGTATGCAAAACTTAGGCAAACGCAGCCTAATTGATTTCTTGAACTCCCTAGAAAAATCCCATTTGGATAAGCTAGAAGAGTATTTCCACGATATAATTGTACTGGATAAAATTGATTATCACACAGTCCAGAATTATAATGGCAAGATAGACGAAATCCAATCAGAATTGTGTAGATTCGAGGGATTTGTAGATTTTTCGGCCTATCGCAAAGGCGACCAAATAAGTTTAACATTCTGGAAATGAGGTAAAAATGACCACTTTAGCTTTTTTGATGTTTATTTTGACAACCATCGGGATGGCCCATATCATTGTCGATGGTTCTATTTTTGAAACGCCAAGAAAATTGATTAAGGAATATTCGGCCAGAGCTAAAAATTCCTCCTTCAATTTGAAGGTGATCCTTACTGCGGTTGCAGCGGCGGTGTGCGTCCTTTGGACATTTAAGTTTGGATTTACAGGACTTCCATATTTTGCAGCTTTGATGGTCGTGCTAATTCTATGGGCCGACTTTGGCTCTGTTGTTGATTGTTATTTGTGTTCTGGTACTTGGGCCGGTTTCCTGATGGGCAATATATGGTTGACCCAAGACCCATTGCAAATTTTTGCTTGTGGATGTGCGGGTGGTTTCGTAGCTAACTTAGCAGCAATGCTTTTGAATTGGATCGAAGCATCAACCATAGTCAAGTTACCAAGTGACGACAAAGAGGAATAATGTCCCTAAAACGCTATCAATTATATTGTGAAATCTGCGGCTATAAGAGATTAACTGATGGAACCGATATTCAAGATTTGGTTCCGGTTAAAACGTCTAAAATACAACACGAATTGCCCTTTATCGACCCGATGACGAAGAAGACCGTTACGCCTCCTTATAAAGCACAACGCCTTCGTTTCAAATGCCCAAAATGCGGCAGGGTCATTATGTCTAAACAAATAGAATTTGTCGAGGAAGTAAATGAAACTGGTAACACTGCTGGACGTGAAACAGGCTCTTCGGGACTCCCGATTTCGTGAAAGTCTACCGAAGTCTCTTAATGAAGATGTTCAAAAATATCTGAACAATCCGGGTTGTGCCTGCAATACGCCACTCTATCGTAAGATACTCAAGGAATGTACAGAACAACTAAAGTCGTATTTCCCCAATCGCTCTTTATCAAACATAGACGAAGAAATCAAAAAGTTGGCAGAGAACAACTGGACTGTCATCAACTGTCATATTAACGAGCTTGAAGACAAAATGCGTAAGCTGCCAAAAGGTCGCAAACAAATCGCTATGACCCGCTATGAAGATCAAGTCACGGTAATCATTAACGAACTTGAGATTTTATTCTAATTGCTTTGGAGATTACCTCGTCACAAGATGCAATCATTTTGTCGGGGTAATCTTTGTATTTTGATATATCAAATGGCCACTCATCAGAATTAAGTCGCCTAGACCCAAGAATCTTGGCATTTTCATAGAAGCACTTTGCTTTTCCGTACTCATCAGCTTCGTAGTAAATGTCCCCCAAAAGGCACCAAAATTCGGCCATCAATGGCTTCTCTGCAAAACAATACATCAGCAACTCAAGTGCCTTGCGTTGATCTTTTAGAACGTAGCAATAAACTGTGGCCATATAATAGCGAGTCATTATCGAAGCCATTGTCATTTTCTTTTCTTGAAATAAGAAATGGTTGGCAAGGTCGATGAATTCTTTCCACTTGCTTTGTGTAAGAAAAATGCAGGCTTTGTAATAGTGGTATTCAAAAGCCATTGGGTTGTTGCTTTTCCAAGCCTCTAACAATTCGAGATTTCTCTCTGTCAGGTCTGGTGGTGTGGATCGAATATAGATGCCAGTCGGCCCAGCAGTTCCCGGTATAATTTCGTAAACCGGGTTTTTATATTTGATTTTTCTGCTTTTATGCCACAACCTGATCGGCTTGGTTATCAATGTGTTTTGAATGATATTACAACGATAATTACCTTCATCTAAACCTTCTATCTCTTCCAAACCAGTCAAAACTTCTTCCCAAGGTTCAAGCTGAAGGTTCCATTCTGTTTCTTTTTGACACAACTCATTGCGAATAGCACTAAGATCATTACGGAAATTCATCCGAATGACTTCGCCATATTTCTTGCAAATATCTGCCGTCTTGTCTGTGCATCCTATGTCTGCAAATAAAAACTTTGCGTTCAATGAAGACACTGAATCAATCGCTTTTTGAATCGTTTTTTGATTGTTCTGTATTACCATGTGAATCGTTATCATGGAATCTAGTCCTCATTAAATGCTCGAATGCATCGGCCTCATTTTTCATACCTTTGTTTCTATAATAAGTCTGTAAATCCTTATAGAACTTAGGTGCGAAGGGCTTGTCGATCATGTCGCTAAATAGTTTAAATAACTTTAACAATTTTGCCCCCGTTAGAAATTGTTTGGCAATGCAAAAGCCGTGGGAAGGTTCCTGTTCAAAAAAGCCTTGGCACTACAGAGTTACGGCTGTAATTCCTTGTATGGATACATACGATTCATTGGAAATTGCCGTCAAGCTGCTCCAACTACAAAGTGAAACACCATACATTGTTATTATTGACACAGGCAGTCTTCCAGAAATCTATTCTAAAATAGAAAGTCTTCGCTCAGAAAGTGTGGAAGTTCATTGCCTTCGCTTAAATTCTACAACACATCCATCAGATTTCCCAGCAATAGCAATGGATTTGGCATTTTCTTTGTGTCGCACTCCCTATCTGTTTGCTACCCACGCTGACGTTTTTCTCAAAAAGAAGACGCTTCTAGCTGACATGATTGATCTTTGCGAAAAGGAATCCCCGGTTGTCGGATATGAAATCAGCCCTCGCAGCCATGATGACTGGAAAGGAATGGTTTCTCATACTGCAACCATGTACCACATGGCAACTATGGACAAAATTGGCTTTGGATGGAGTCTCCGAAGACTTTGCAATCTGTTTAATATTTCTGATCCACGACCAAATCCCAACCGCCCATGTTGGCCAGATACTGAGTTATTAGGGAACTATTTACTTAGGAAAAATAATATCGTTCCACTTTTGATTGGAAAAGAACAAAACTTCCAAAGAACGAATGATGAAAATATAGACCATTTCAGGAGTTATACGTCATCAAAATTATACAGTAATAGCTATTTTAAGATGGCTAGTGAATGGTATGAAGAGGCACGGACTAAGGCTCTCGAAAGAATGTGTGAATGGGTGAAAGAATGAAAGTGAAAAGTACAATTAGCGCAGTAGATAGATACCCAAGTTCTTTTGAAACGTCCTCTCGAAAAGAGGATAAGGAGAGGAATGGCCAACGAATACCTAAACAACAAAAAGTTCGAGAGTTTGATTTCTAAATTTCTGACGTGTAAGAAAGAAAAAACCAAGTATTTACTTTTAATCGAGGACATACGGGAAACAGAAGCAAGAACATCGAATCGAAAGAAATATAAGAAGCCCGATAATTGGGAAGAAATAGAGAAGACTTTTGCCTCACTTGTGGCAGAATATCAAGAACTTCAAGGAGAGTTGACGACGGCGTTCTATCTCTTATCTGAGAATATTGTCAGATACCGCAAGTTCAATCTTATTGATCCCGATGATGCAATTCAAGAAGGTGTTATGATTTGCTTTGAAAAAGTAGATCGTTTCGATCCAGATAAGGGAAAAGCCTTCAATTACATGACGACTTGTATTATCAATCATTTCCGGCAGCTTTATAGGACCGCTCGAAACTACAATGAACTCAAAAAGAAGTATCACGATTTTTTATCTGTAAAGGTGGACCAGCCGATTCCACCGATGCGAGCGAATAAGCAATTCTACAAAAAACAAGATATTAACGCCAAATATTGACATTGGTGTTTTTTCCATTATAATTATTGAGGGCTAATAGGTGCAAAAACACCTATTGGCCGTTTTTATCTAGGAAATACTTGAAATATGAACAATGGCGATCTTATAGAACAAATTGAAAAACAGGAATTGCTCCAAAAATTGATCGACAAAGGTTATGGGAATCTGATCGACGCTCTTTTAAGTAACGAAAAAGAAGTATACACAAAAAAAGGCAGACTCAACAAAAGTGGAGCCTGCCGTGTTTTAGGTTGGAAGCCTAAAGAGCTTGATGAAGCTCTGGCTCAATGCCGTGAAATACTTAAAAGGGATATATTCACCGAAGATGGCGAAGATGACGACGAAGATTCTAAGCGGTAATTACATACGCTCTGTCGTATCTTAGGGTCAATTCCAAAGTTACTATATCACTGGATGCCATATCCAAGTCTCCGAATTCTACGGCTTGCGGCCAAATAGATTCAAAAACCCATTGCTCAATGGTTTTTCCGCAACCGTCGTAGAGTTCTAGTCTGGCGGTGTTCTTTTTGAACCCGTCACAGGAAGGAACCCAACGAGCATCTTGTTGAGGGTCATAGACCTCTTTTATCCACTCAAAGACCGGGTGTTGACTTGACCCCGGTTTTTTTATGTCATACAAGCTGAGTGTGATCGGTTTCCATTCGGGCTTAGCTGGGAAATATACAGTCTCATTTAAGTGTTGAGCTTCCATTTCCTTGAAGCTGAAGCTCGGTCTGGCCCCTCTCGATGGCGGAAGTGTGTTTACACCTTCGGCGGAAACATCGGGGATGATTAACAACCAACGATGCTTTCGCTTGAAACAGGCTTCGGGACTTTCTAGCCCAAAGTCCAATCCCATGTTTCTTCCGTTACAACCCATTCTACTCCTTTGTCTATAAAAAAAGCCCCACACTAAGAAAGTATGAGGCTCTTAAATCTCTATCTAAAGTGATTTGAAGGTTAGCAACCACCGCAGCAAACTGTGATCGAGCCACCGCAGAAGAGTTCGAGTTTAACTTCAGCATAACGAAGGGTTAGTTCGATTGTTACTTCTTCCGAAGAAGAGTAGTCCAATTCGCCAAAGTTAACGGCTTGCGGCCAAACTTGTCTGAGTGTCCACTTTTCCATTACAGTACCGCAACCATCATATAGTTGCAAAGTACCAATGCCTGCGTAACCACCACTGTTCTGTCCAGCACCAATCTTGGACGCTTGAGACAAGCAGACCGGATCAGTAAAGTTGTAAACTGTGGCCAACCAGCTATAAAGACCCGACATACCAGCGCCGCCGTTACCAATGTCATAGTAGGTGACGGTGATGGATTCCCAAGTCCCTTTACCCGGAAGGAACATCTTGCCGTGCAAGAAGTTGATTTCGGTTTCTTCAATCGTCAAGTTCGGGCGAGACGCCAACTTGACATAGTGTGGCGGAATGGCTGGACCGCAAGGGGATTCCAGCGCAAACGTCCATCTATACTTTCTTTTGAATACCAAATTGGTGTTGGACGCTAATTCGCCCAAACCCATATTTTGTTGTGTACATGCCATATTAGTTAATCTCCTATAGTTTTATCCAATATTAGAAAGTATCAGCATTCTCACCGAAGCTGCCTGTACGGTGTACAGAGAACTCGATGAAGATGAATTCTGCGGCTCGAACTGGCTGTACACCGATTCTGGCACGGAATTCGTTGCGGTCAATTACGTCTGGGGTATTGAGTTCTTCGTCAGCCTTGATGATGTAGGCGTATATACCACGGCCCACCAAAACTTCTCTCAAGATACCATCTGCAATGTCTCGGAACTTCGAGCGGAAAATTTCATCATGTGGATCGAAGATCAATACACGGGATGCGGCTCTAATTCTCTTCTCAATGTAGAACATCAAACGTCTTACGTTGACACGATCCAAAGCTGTCGGTCTACGCTGCAAGGTCTTTTGGCCCCACACCACAAAGCCCTCGAAGTCGTTAAACTGTACAATTGGGTTGATGCAGTTTCTGTAACCATACATCAAGTCTCTTTCTTCAAGAGATGGACGGCTATAAACATCTGTAATACCCGGAACTGTACCACGGTTCAAACCAGCAGGAGCAAACCAAGGCTTAGCCAAGTAATCGTTTCTGGCATATACAGCCATTACCGAACCGGATGGTGGAACCCATACGTCAACTTGGTTGAAGTTGTCACGAATCTTTACCCACGGCCAGTACATTGCACCGAAGTCCGAGTCGAATCTTGTGAGATTCAACGGGTGGGTGCCGTTTTGCCATGCGATGATTTCGTTGACCGTCAAACCGAATGGTGGATCAATGATCGCCATGCAGTCCATACGGACGTTCTGACATAGATCGAGCAATGCCGTTACTACCGTTGTGCTTGGGTGTCCCGGTACTGCAATCAAGTCAATATCAATTTGCTCAGGTTCACTTACTGTGTAAATACCAGTGTAACCTAGTTGTTCACCGATCAAAAGATCGTCTTGCTTATCTGGGTCGGATGGAATACCGTCAGAACCACCGCTTAGGCTGTATGTTCCGTTTAGTGGACCAGCGCCTTCAGCAGTATTGTCGGATACTCTAATCCAGTCAGATACCAATGCCATGTAGGTTTCTACATAGAATCGGCTTACAGGGTTCTTGGTTAGGTTGCCCCATGCTTCAAGTTGTACCCCGTTGTTGAATACTTCAATCGTAAAGTTGTTGTCACGAGTGTTGTTTGTAATTCTTACTTGTGTGCTGTTGCCGTCGATACCGGGGCTGTCAGCAGTTACCGTGAAGGTTACTCTTCCATCTACGTTGTCAGAACCAGTTACACGACCAAAGCTCTCTACAGCGGCATCGCCAGTTACACCCAATGGGCTTGTGCCGATTGCGGTTGTGGTTGGGAAACCAAATAGTTGCTCTGCTGTGCTTGCTGGCTTGATACGGATTCTTGCGTCACGTCCGTGGTGGAGGGTGTAGAATTGGAGGGTTGTACCACCAACTACTGTGCATTCCCAACCGCCCGGTAATGCGCCGCCGTTCTCGGCCTTCTGATTGTTAATTTCTTCTGCAACTTCGTTAGCTGTCCAAGAAGCGCCTTCCAAGTCGGCAAGGTCGATGGTCTGAACTACGTTGTCAATTGTTACGTTGTCAGTTCCGTCTACCACGATTTGTAGGTTCAAATTGGTCAAACCGGAGAAGTCATAAATACCCGGTGTCTGATAGCCGACGTTCGGATACATGGAGTTGGCCGCTGTTACGGAAGCAACTGTCATGCCTGTACCCAAGCCAGTTGGGTTGCCGTCTACTACTGCACCACCGTAGATCGCATTCTGAACAGATACGAGTTCGAGTTCAGAGTCAGGACCATAAGCCCAAATGCCCTTTACTCCAAGTGTGTCTGTTGCTGTGATGTAGAATTGAATTCCGTCATTCTCGAAGTTGAGTTGGTCGTTAAGATCGTCAACAAGCTCGTCTACGTTGTAAGTTCCATCAAGGACTACAAGAGTCTTAACAGACATTACGCCATTGAGTTTCCAACGGAAGAAGTGGTCGCCATCGAAGGTGTAAGGGCCGGGAGTGTCAGATTCGATCATGATTAGATCGCCTGCTGCCGGTACATCAACCGTCGCTGTTTCTGCTGCTTCATCACTTACTGGATCGGTGTCCGCAACACGAACGACATACAATTCGTTCGCAACAAGCAAATACTGCTCGGCTGCATAAAGTAAGTATGGATCACCCACATCTGGGTGTGGATAACCGAAAATTGTATGCAACTGACGACTGGTCGCTACGACTGTAGGCAAATTAACTGGACCTTTGCTTGCAAAACCAATCAAAGCCGCTCTGTGAAACGACTGCTCAGGAGCAATAAAGCTCAAATCTTTTTCTGTAATTCTAACACTTGGGCTAATCGTATTAGAAGGCGGGAATCCCCTTAATATCGCCATAGTCTTATTCTCCCTTTCGTAACTTATTTGGTACTTGTTTTACGGAAATCAATCCTGATTTTTCTGCTCTATCTATATAGTCAGTTGCTCTTTCATCTTCTAAGTAATAAATGTTTTTTTCCGAACCAATGCCCGGCACGTTTAATACGGTGAAGGATCGAGGAGTCTTTCTTGACCTAATAACTAGCTGAACTGGAAATCTGTTCTTGTTTCTAATCTCTAACATTCTAGCTCCTTAATGGATTCTTCCAGCCTCGCCAAAACCTCAGTTATTTCTTCATCTTTTAGACCATCTACAAATTCGATGCGTGTCTTGAGGACCGCCTTCTTCCTTTGTATAGGTTGAGGTATATATGTTTCTGCTGTTAGATTAAATTCATATTTTATCACTCTAACTGCTTGGTCGCCGGGTTCGTAATCACCGCTATTAGCTATAGAGTCCAGCTTGACAATAACCTCGTAAGGTACGCCTGATACTCGTATGTATGCAGTTTGGCTAAATTTTGTGATGATTTGTTCCAATATTTGATTCATGTCTTCGACATAGAGTGTCCAAGCCGTTAGCGTATAGCTAATATCTACTGGAATACCTCTCGCAACCCCGAAAACCGTGTCACGATCATATTTTTCTTTAATCGTAAAACCCGGCTTTCCGTCAGGACGGAGATGGTTCATATAATCTAAAGCCTTGTGATAGACGTACCTATCCAGATTCATTTGAATATCTGAGTCAACGATTGCCAGCATGGGCAATCGAATACGATCCACTACAAGTGTTTCGTCTTTTCTTACATTGTCCAACAAAATGGCAGCTACCGCTTTTTCCTGTGTACCCCAAATAATTGGAATAGGGTGGGCCTTCCCATCTTCATCAATTACCACCAAATCTCTAAACAGGTCTTGCATTGCGTCATCGCACGCTCTTTTAGATTTGGAATAACGATAAATTGTGTTGCGGTCGGTCCCATCGTTGATAATGTGACCCTTTTGCATCGGGTCGCAAAGAGCTTGAGCGCCTAGACCAATCTTCTTGTTTGTTGTATCTTTGAGCCAATTGAGAGACTGATCGTTTACAGCCCGCTTATTCATCGGGTCTGGATCGTGATCGCAGTATGGCGGTGGAGGATCAAGGTTGGGAACCGATTGGAATCCAACCTCGCACTCGTTCAATGATTTTTGATTGTGGTTAATTTCGTTGCTCATTTATCCTTCTCTGCTTAAAATAGATATGTAGGAGAACATCAAAAATGTCCGACTCTATAAGAGTAAAGTACCGCACTTGGTATCAAAGTAATCCGCCCAAGCCTATTAAGTTGCAAATTCCCGGCTGGGCGGGCCAAGATCACTCGCCTATGGAGGCGGGAAAAATTCAGCCGTGGCAGTGTCCGCCTTTTACCGAAGGTAATACTTACGGTTTAGAATTGACCTATCCGTTCGATACCGAGTGCCACATCCGAGTTGTTGATGGACAAATTCGTTTTGAAGGTGATTTTACAGAAGAGTTGAAAAAGGTTGCCCCATTCAATATTCCCCTTCCACCATTTAAGTCTTTTTCTCCCGGCTATTTCGGTATGACTTCCTGTCTCGACATAGATGTGCCAGAAGGGTATATTTTACGAATCGAACCACATCCCCGTTTTTATACCGACGATACTTGGACTGTGCCTGCCGCTATGCCCGGACATATCCAACCACAATGGTGGACTAAAATATTTTTCGTGGTATTTAAGTATCCACGACCGGGGCAAACATATATTTTCAGAAAAGGGGAACCTTACGCTCAAGTATTGATATTGCCCAGAAAAGTTTCTTATGACATAAAAGAAATGACGCCCGAAGAAGTCGAAGAGCGACAGAAGAGAGATTGGCAAATCACTCAAAACGCCCAGAAAATCTCAAAAAGCGTTAAAACGAGCCACGGGCATGACTTCGATCACAAATATCAAATATTACGAAGCATTTATCTCAAAAAAGGGAAAGAAGGCGTCAATGAGTTTTTGGATGGACTCGAAAAGAAGAATAGCCCGAAAATTCAGAATAAGTTTATAGTGCGAAAAAAGAAATATGAAGATTAAACTTTACACCAAATTGACGAAACGGAACCTACAGGTAAATCCGTTTATTATTTTGCCACTTCCCTTACCCAAACCCAAGATTCCGTTTCGTCTTTTTTTGGATGTTCATATGCCAAATTTATATCAGTCACCCAAGGTTATTGTTGAGGTTGCTGAGCCGGTTGCTGCCCCGCTTGAGGTTGAGCCGGTTGCTGAGCCGGTTGCTGGCCCGCTTGTGCTTGCGGTGCCGCTGGCTTAGGTGCCGCTGCCGCTTGCTGCCCTTGTGCCGACAACATCGGGTTCTTTCCTAGTTCTTCAAATGTCTTCTTCAAATTTTGGTCTTGGATTTGTGGAACCAACTTTTGAATTTGTGGCCATAACTTCTTAATTTCTTCTACAGCTTTATCATTGGCCGGTTGAGCCGTACCTTGGCCTTGTGCCTGTGGCGGCTGTTGTGCTTGCGGCTGTCCGGCAGGAGCGGGTTGCCCACCAGCAGGAGCAGGCTGTGCAGGAGCGCCCGCAGTATTCTCACGAATACGCCGTTCCTGATTCATTTTTTTGTAAAAATCGTAAAAAGATGACATTCTATTTTCCCCTTTTGTATATTTATTACACAATTTTGATTTTTGAATCAGGTTGTTTTTGTGTGACTTTGCCCTCGCCAGTTGTAACGCTTTCTTGGAATCTGCGGCAAATCAGTTCTAATCTTAACGCTCCCCACATTTTGAACTCGCCCAAGTTCCTTTGAACTACTTCCCAATTCTCTCGAAGGTGTGGAGTAAACAACCTCGAACCAATTTTGGGTGGATGCCCTATACTTTTAAGAGTTGCACGATAATTTACTTCAAACTTCATTTCATCTGGGGCGTCGATACCAAATCGAGTTAGCTCATTCTGTGAGGGTATTGGTTCGTAATTACACCACAACATGACTGGATTATTGGAGAATAGCTTTCCACGATCTTCCAAATAAAGCGGATCAACAGTTTGTGGTTGAATCAGGACTTCATAGTAATATAAAGGAGAGCCACCACGTTTGATTGCTTCTTGATCCCAATCGTTAAACAAATCGTGTTCAGGGGCATCAGGATTAAACTGCTGAATGCTACCCGCCAACGTGTAGGGCGTTCCATCCTGATTTCTTAACATTACTCTCCTCCGGTTGCTCTCTTGCCTCCTCCGGGTTTCTTTACTCTGTTGAATCTTAAACCTGAAAGAAGACCTAAATCTTTTCTAGCCTTTTCTGTTGCGGTGCGAATAAGATCAATGATTCTTCCTGCTGTAGAACCACCTACACCCAATTTATCTTGTACATCCTGCCAATTTAAAGAAGAAAGCTCTTCTCCTGAAATCATGTCTAATAATCTCAAAGCCTGAACCGTCTTTTGGTCGTCGGCACGTCCTGCCATCGAACGAATCTGATCTTTAATGGCATTCATTAAGGTTGTGGCTTCTCCGCTCTCATCGCCCAATGTTCTTACTTCATCATCGTCGCCAGTGTCCATAATGCTGCCACTGCCTACAACCGTACCTTTAGTTACGTCTCTATCTCGTCCAATATCGTCTTCCCCCGCACTGCGAGTGCCAGTCTTGATATATGTGTCATATTCCATGCCACGATTTTTGCCTTTTACTACCTTAGATCGCTGTGAATATCCTTCTGATCTACGACGCAAGGCTGTAACAATAACACTGGTAAACCACCGTCCTTTATCTTCGGGTGACTTATCTAAAATCCCCAAGAAAGCCTGACGTGTTGCTCCACATTCATTTGGATCAGCTTCGATTCCCTTTTCAGCTTTTCTTCCCAAGAATTTGCCTTGAGCCATACACATATAGGCGTCTGTGAGAGCTTCACCCAATACAGTAGCAAAGGCTTCTGTATCACGCTTGAAAACAGACCCGCCGCTACTTGCCGACATTGCAAGATTGACCCAATTCACGCCAGAAGTTTTGAATAGCGAATCGAATGCGCTATTCCAATGTCCCAACTCACTACTGAGGGATTCATTTAGTTTGTTTTTGAATTTGAGTTCCGAAATAGCTTCGGTCCACACGTCTCGTAGTTCTACGATTTGGAACCACAAATTAAAGTTCATATTTGCCATGATTGTATATATCCTTCCTACCTTTTTCCGGCGTAGCTGATAATAAACAAAAAAACCTTCTGCCTGTATATAGGCAGAAGGTTTTTAAGTTATTGAATTTTAAAGGTCAAAATCAGTCTAAAGTGACTTTGGGTGTAATAGCAATCTGGCCACCGCCTGCTGGCAACTGGAACGGAGCGCCTGAGAATTTCTCAACCCACAGTAAGTTTCCGCCTGTTTGGGAAGTTACATAATACCCGTAAACTGTCACTGCCGTCGTGAAAGTAAAGGTCTGTTCACTGTAAACCGCTGTCGTCGTGCCGTTCGTTTGGGTCGTCGTCCAAGATGAACCCACAAGTGTAATTGGAGCATAACCAGTAGCTCCTACCGCTTCAGTAATAATTGAAGTTGTAATGCTGTCGTTAACAGTTGGATTATTGGTGTAAAGTCTAAGAACTCTCTGTCCACCGGCTGGTCCGGCTGTGCCATCTGTTGCCAACATATTGACGAGATATTGCAACATCAGAATTTCAGCAACGTCAGGTACTACTAATGCCATATTTCACTCCTACTTTTCTTCTATTTATAGTTGTCTCCAATTTTTTTTGAGAAATTTATTTGGTCCTACTTCTATATAAATGGAAAAGGAACCACAATGCGAAAATTATCTCAAGGCGAAGTCGAAAGAATCTTTGAAGACCAAGGTTGTAAACTTTTGTCGCAATATAAAGATAGTAACACTTCGCTAGAATATGTATGCTCTTGTGGCAACAAAGCTAAAAATAACTTGAAGAGATTCAGGTCTGGTGCCAGATGTAAAAATTGTGGCAACCTTAAAAGTTCCAAAACTAGAGCCTTTGATTATGAGTATATTAGAGAATATTTTGAATCCAATAAATGTACTCTTTTGAGCAATGAATATAAAAATTCTCTAACGCCACTTTGGTACAAGTGTTGTTGCGGCAACGTATCAGAAATTACCTTTGTTAATTTTAGGGCTGGTCATCGATGTCGAAAGTGCAGCTTAAAGATAGGCCCGAAAAACCATAAATGGAATCCCAATAGACAACTTGTTAAAGAAAATGAATCTTTGAGAAAACGATGCTATAATTTATCCATCGGCGGCGTGAAAACCCCTACTTTTCTCTGAATGAGAAAAGTTAGCCCTGTGTAGGGAGTGAGCGAAGCGAACGACCAAACAGGGCTAACCTCTTTAGGGTAGTGGGATGAGAGCCGCCATAGTAGAAATTACCTAAAATATGACGCTGATCTAATCTGGTTTCCACTCGTCCAATTAAAAGCCCCATAACAAACAGATCGCCAACCAATTAGAGCGGCTACTATCCCTGTTCTTCAATATATCGCTTGATTGTCTCGGTGCTTACATCACCAGTTGAACAAGCAAAATAGCCCAAAATGTATGTTCCTTCCAGAAATGTCGAGACAAAAACAATCGTCTCATCTTCCATATTCTGTTCGTGGACATACTCTTGAGCCTGTTCGCAATACTGCTGACTGACAATGTAGGCGGATAGTCGATCAACAGATGGACATGATCTCTGTCACTTTCCATCATATCAATCTGGAAATCGGACTCATTCGCAATGTCAAACAGGATTTGCTTCATGTCTTCATCAACCTGTTGATTTGCCAGCAATTTCTTGCGATACTTACAGCAAAAGATAACATGCACCTTGAGGAGAAATTTGCAGTGGGAATTACTTTTGTATTTTTTCTTTTTCTTTGCCATTTTTTCACCAGTGAAACACTACTATACTATATCAGATAACAGTATAGGTTTCAATGGTCGATTACACTTACAAGTTTAGGCTCTACCCAACAAAGGAACAGGAAACGAAACTCGCCAAACATTTTGGTTGTGTTAGGTTCGTTTACAATCATTTCCTTGATCGTCGGGTGAAGTTCTACCTTGAAGCCAAAGAACAAGACCTTGAAAAGAAATCGCTGAACTATAATGACGACGCCAGAGAACTAACCTCAATCAAGAAAGAAATCACTTGGCTGAAGGAAGTCAATTCGCAATCCTTGCAACACGCACTGAAACACTTGGAGTCTGGCTTCAATCGCTTCTACAAGAAACTGGCTAAGTTTCCACGTTTCAAGAACAGGCGAACCAAGCAAAGTTTTCGTGTCCCGCAGCATGTTCGAGTTGAAGACAATAAACTTTACATCGTCAAATTCAGAGAAGGCATCAAGGTCAAACTACATCGACCGATTGAGGGAAGCATCTGCAACGCCACAATCAGCAAGAACAAGGCTGGTCAATACTTTGTGTGTATAGGAGTGCAACGACATATTGAGAAACATGAACCTAATGAAAACCAAGTTGGGGTCGATCTCGGAATCAAAACACTTGTTACATGCTCAGATGGCAGAAGTTTCCCAAATATCAAACCATATCGCACACTTGAGAAGAAGCGACGTATCCTTGCCAAAGCCTTGTCTCGGACAGTAAAAGGCAGCAATGGTAGGGAGAAAGCACGTCGCAAACTTGCTCGATTGGACTTGAAGATTACCAACATCAGAAACAATCACTTGCATAAGGTCAGCCACAAACTCGTTAGTGAGAACCAAACTATCGTGATGGAAGACTTGAACGTGAAAGGTATGTTGAGCAATCGCAAGTTATCCAAGAGTATTTGGGACTGTTCTTTGTATGAGTTGGTTCGCCAGATAAAATACAAGTGCGAGTGGTATGGTCGAGAGTTTTTGCAGGTCAGCCGATGGTTTCCATCGAGTAAGACTTGTGGAAGTTGTGGTTACGTCAATGATGGTTTGACGTTAGCTGATAGAGAATGGGTTTGTCCAAGATGTTCTGTAAAGCATGATCGAGATATGAATGCAGCAAAGAACATCTTGCGACAAGGACTCAATCAAGAAAATAGAACCGTAGGAACTACGGAGATAGCCGATTGTCTTGGTGTAAGACCTGCTTGAGTGGGCTACTGATTGGATCGGAAGCCCCGCCGTCTTTAGCGGCGGGGTAGTTCACTACACAGGTCTTTGAAATCATTTGGAAAGAAAAAAGTATATAAAACAAGTCAAATGTTGGGATTTACTTCAGAGGAACTTCGTGATTGGATAAATCAAGAAAAATTTAAGCAAATTATTCAAGGTGAGTGGCACTTAGATCATGTATTTCCAATTAAAGCATTTGTTGATTATGGTATTCAAGATTTGAAGTTGATAAATTGTTTAGAAAATTTACAACCTGTTCCAAAGCAGCACAATCTAAACAAGCAAGGAAAATATTGCAAAAAAGAATTTGAATCTTGGCTTACAAAAAAGAGAATAAAATGACTTTGAAAAACAAAGACGGCAGTGTTTATCGTTTGAAGGGACCAAATCCCCTGATGAAAGAACAAAAAATATGGGAGGAGTTTCGTGTCCACAATATGAAGTGGGGTAGCGAAATCCTGCCCGATTCTTCGGAGCTTAATGCGATCAAAACGGACTTCCAAGTTCGTAACAGCTTTATTGACGAACTCGACCAAGCCGCAGCCGCAACTCCTAAAGAACCTGATATTAAAGTAGTAGAGACACCGACGATTTCTGAACCCAAAGTCATTTTGGAACCAAAATCCGAAATAACTGTGGTTGAAAATAAGATCGTTGAGCCTCCACGACCGGAAAATATCGACAATTCTATTCCAAAAATATTTATCCATTGTCTGCCTGCTTTTCTCGAAAACAAAATCGACAATGTTTATGGCGACAACGTGCAAACTCTGAAATATAAATCCCCATTCTCTTTCGAGGGGGTAATTTTGGATCAATCTGATTTGACGTTCAAATTTTGGACTCAGGCAGATAAATTAACCAATCAAATTCTTCAAGGCTCGATCATATACCCCAAAACCACACAAAAGAGATGGTGGAGAGTACAGGAGCGAGTCGAAAAGACTGGTGGTTGGATTATTACATCTCACCCATCCGACTTTCAGCCTCACTTTGAGGCTTGATCCGGGTGAACCACCGTGGCTTTAATGCCCATTTTCTCAAGTTGTTCTTTGTAATCGCCTACAGCTTTGAGATAACCAATCTCGTATATCTCAATCGCCATTTGCAAAAAAGCCTGCACATCTTTATCAGTTAGTAGCGATACGCCAACCCTTTCTACAATATCTTGGTGTTTTGTGTACCGATCTTGTAAAAGTTGGAACATGCTTTTTTGCACATAATGAGCTTTCGGGTTACTGAGATAGCTCATCCACGGATTTAGGTCTGTTGTTGCCATTATAAACTCTTCATTTCTTGGTCTATGTTTAATAGAGCTTGTTGCACTTCATCTTGGTTGGCAGCATTACCGTGATCCCGCAAAATAGCCGCTCTCAGGTTTTCTAGCGATTCTTTTCTCAATCTTGTCAAGAATGTCTGGTGGAAAGCCAAAGCCAAGAAGTCTCGGTTATCTTTCAACACTTTCCAGTCAGGTGTTTTGGCGGCTCTTTCTCTGGCCGATAATGTGCCCACGTCCCTAGCCGCCGCTGCCGCTGGAACTTGTGGGCGAATTGGGATCGGCTGTTTTGGAGCTTGCTGTTGAGGACGTACCGGCGTCGGAGCGACCGCAGGCTTTTGTTCAGCCGGTTTTTCCATATCCAAGGCATCGTAAATAGCGTCTTGTACGCCAGCAGCAATTGCTTCCTCTTTGCCGGGGAAGTTGCTGGCAATCAACTTGGCCAATCGACTTACCTTCTCTCCACCTTGAGGCAATAAAGCTGTCCGCATTTGGTCGCTAGGAACAATCTTATCATTCTCATCGGTGTCGATATTGTTGAGGTAATCATCCCACAACTTGTCGATAGCAACATCCAAATCTTTGTCTTTGCCACCAGCTTGAGCTTGTTGTGGTTGTTGTTGAGCTTGCTGTCCGGCTCGCAATTCATCCGAGTCAGAGTATTTTCTTGTCAATGGGTGTTGTGCGAAGTTGGCCACCAATTGTGCAGACGTTTGTGCTTCCTTGGTAATTGCCGCCATGACTTCATTAGCTGCTTGTTCTACATCTGATGTATAACCATCGACTTCAATCATCTTCTTAATCAATTCATAGATTTGTAGAGCTACAACCTTCTTGTCTTGAATAGATTTTGAAAGCAATGTAATGATTTCTTGGCCCACATCTTGACGGCTTCTTTCTTTTGCGACCTGAGCCTCAGCATCAGCACTTCCGGCTTCTTGTCTCAATTCGTCAAGCAAAGCACGCATTTGGCGTACATCGTAAGGGAATTTGTGTTGACCAGAAAGTTGTTTTCTATTTACTGTGTCTCCAAGTTCGTCACGATAGAAGCCTCTGTCTCTCAATTTTTGACTTACAATATCTTGAGTTGTGGCCGAGCTTTCTTCGCCCGTCTCTGCACTCTTTGTGGCACGGTCCATTGAAGTTTGACGCAAGGTTGGATCGAGAATTCTCTTTCTACGAGTTCTGCCACCCTCGTGGTCTTGCTGCATAATCATGCTTGTTTGCGTTTTGGCAAATGTAGCACGCTTGCTTGGTTCCAACATATCTGGGTCATTTAGATTCTGTTGCATTCTTTGAACAATGATTTGGTGAATTTCTTCGATGTTGTTCAAACCGATATTTCTTTCCCATACCGTGGCTTCACCGCAGTCGGCACCCTTCAAGCAGCTTCTGATGCCACGAATAATGTCGTCGTAGAATAAACCGCCTTCTCCCGTGCGGTCGAATCGTCCTTGACTGTCCAATTTGTTTATCTTCATGGCAGTTGTTGGACGTGGACGATCATCTCCCGGCTCTGGGCCGAAGATTTGGAACATCTTATCGTGATAATCTTTGTGGCCGTATTCGAGTGGTTGAGCGCCTGATGTATTTTGATTTAGCGACAAAGCCCCCGCAGCATATACGCCTTTTCTGCGTGTTGCCCTTTGGATTGCCTCGTAATCATCTGGGTGAACGTCAACATAATCTTTTTGATAACCTCTTCGTTCCTCATCTGGGATGGCAAGTTTTGGCTGACCAGTTCTGGGGTCAATGATGATTTTGCCCTCCTCGTCTGTTTCATAGTCTTCGGGCAAAATGCCGATAGACCGGAAATATCCAGCCGGACGAACATATGGCATGTCGATTTTTGTTTTAATTTCTCTTCCGTCTTTATCGACCTCTATAATTTCCTTCTCAAAGTGTGGAAGGTGTACGGTTTGACGTTGATCGAAAGGAATACCTTTCCAATGTTGATGATGACCGGGAATTGGCGGGCCAGAAATACCACCATTTCGTTTGAGCCATTCAATGTCTTGTCGAGCGAGACGTACAGCCTCCGCACGTTTCTTATCATTAGATGGGAAACTACGGGGATTAACTTCTTCGCCGCTGAGAGTTTTGAAAGGAGCGTTAGCCAAACCTAGAAGGGTATAGTATTTGGATTCTAGTGGGTTCTGATATTTTTCACGGATAAACGAGTCTTGTACATGCTCGCCACCGCCCTGTCGTCCGCCCTTTCCGGCTGCAACGGGCTGAAATCCCTTTACTCTAACCTTCTCGCCAGAAGGCAACTCGATTTCTTCTCCCGGTCGTGGCAAATCGCCATATATTCCGTGAGCATTTGTTGCAAGGAAATCCTTCATGCGATCCACAACTGTTTGGTGGGATGGCATTTGCATACCTTGGGTGCTGTGAGGAATATCGCTATCCCCAGCTTTCTTTTTTGGTCTTCCTTCTTTAACGCCGTGTAAATCGTATCCATATTGACCAGTTTCGTGTCCGTATTTTGACAGTCCGGTGTGTGGAGCGTGTTGGTGGCCTCTTGTTCTTTCCAATTTGTGGATTAAACGATTGATGAATGGGTGAGCTTTAATCCTTCGGACACCTTTGCCTTGCCCACGGAATTCATAAACTCTGGGTTCGTCATTGACAGTATCTGGCATCGCTTCTTCGACTGCATAGTAAGCAATATCTTTTGCAGCACCCGTAGCAGCTTTTTCTAGGTTTCCGCCTCTGTATCTTTCGGCCCATTCTGGGCCGTAGTTATTTTGGATTTGTCTCAAAGTGTGCGGGGGCACCATATCTCTAAGCATGTCGAGGTTGCCCGACAGGAGAGCTTGTTTGATTTTCTGAACCAATTCCTCGTATTTTGGACCCCGTGCTTCCTCTCTGGCTCTCAAAGCAGCATATAAATCGTCGTGGTAGCGAGCGTGCAAAGCACGACCCCAAAGGTCTGGTGGGAACTGCTGTAAAAATTCAATGTCATCATTATCAATACGAATAGGATGCTTCGCTACGTCGCCTGTTGCACTGGCCGTAGGATCATTTGGGCTAAACGGTCTAGCCATCTCGAAGAGCTTAGGCATATATGCATTGACATATCTCCTGTCTTCGGTAAAAAATTTGGTTTTGAAGAAATCTTTGAAGTTAACGGCTTTCATTTAATTACAACCCCATTTCGTAATCCCGAAACTATATATTAGCATGAGCAGCAATATGTTATTTATTCCCCGACCCAGCAAAGAAGAGTACAGTGCTTACGCCAACTGTGCTTCTTGCAATGATTTAGGTGCAACCGATCCCTTGGTAAAAATCGGTCCCAGACGTTCCAGACTCAAAGTTAGAGAACAAATTAAAGAATATGTTCTCACTATGCTGGGTGCCCCGGTAATTCAGTTAGAGCTAGACGAACAACAAGTTTACAATGCAATTGATTTTGCTCTTCAAATATTTGAAGACTATGCTCCTGCTGAATACTTCCAATATTACACCTTTTATGCTACGCCGGGGCAAAGCGTTTACGAATTGCCAGCCGACGTAGGATACGTTCGTAATATCTATTACAAAGAAACCGCTAATTATGCATTTTCTTCATCAGATTTAGGTGGTGTAATCCCCCTCGAATACATGGGAGCGGGTGCTTATGGCAGTATTGCAGGCGGTATTAACCCTCAACAGCCTGTCTGGGGCAAGATGGGCGAATGGGTCTTGTACAAACAATATGAGGATATGTACAACCGAATTTCAGGTCAACAGGGTGGCTGGGAATGGCTTGGCGGATACAATCACGTCAAATTGTATCCTACCCCTTATAGAAGTTTCCCGGTAATTGTTCGATATTTGCAACGCCGACCGGACTTTGCAATGGTCACTCAGGCCATGCAAGAAGGTGCTTTGGCATTTGCCAAGATTATTCTCGGCAGAATTCGTTCTAAAATTCAGAACCCACCCGGTCCCAACGGTGGCATTCAGTTGGACGGCCAACAAATTCTTCAAGAAGGGCTGGAAGAGAAAAAAGAATGGGAAGAAAAGCTACTCAATAAATGGGGCGATTTGCTTGGTCCTTCTATGGGGTAAAAATATGAAGTCATATAAAGAATGGTATCAAGAAAAGAATATCGGTGATTCCGGCGAGCTTAAATTCCTCAGCAAAGATGAATTTACCAAGCTCGCCTTGGAGTATTTCGGTATTGTTCTTAAAGGTAATTTGAAAACCTATTTTGAACATCGTGAAAATATGCTTGTCGAAGCAGTTGAAACTTCTCGATACGGTATTGAAGTCAATTATCGCACCAAAAAAGACGAAGTTTTGGAAGGTTTCGCCAAGGTTGCTTTGGGGTATGTAAGTGCCGCTCTCAAAAATAATGGTTATCACACAAAACACGTTTTTACAGAAAAACCTCTTCGTTTATTGGTTTCCACAAGAAATTGGGACGATGGCGAATGGGCTGGTGTTGTCACTTGGAATGCAGAACATGCCTGCTTTGTAATATCCAAGGGATTTTACAATCGTGAAAGAAAGACGGTTTCCATTCAGACAAATAAGAAATGTGACGCCGATAATGCAGCAGAAATAGCCAAGGAATTGAACAATATGATGCATCACTTGAAGGATCAACCTGATCGTCATCAAGAGAAATTGAAACCAGTTCCGTTAAAGAGAGGGCCAAAGGGATGATTTGTTGCCACTGCGGAGAACCCAGCAACCAAGATATTTGTGATGGCTGCTTAGCGTGGGGCGTTACTCAAGAAGACGTATTCCCCACGTTCTCTGAACAATTTCACAGAATCGGAAAAGACGGCAAGCGTTATTGGCATCAGTCCGGGGCCGGAATCCTTTTTACGGATGGACATTCTATTTTGTTGCTAAAGCGGAAAGAGCCGAGCGACAATGCAGGGACGTGGGGAATTCCGGGTGGCGGCGCTAAAAAGGGCGAAAGCCCCATCGCTACGGCGTGGCGTGAAACCAAGGAAGAGTGCGGTGCTGGGCCTCAAGGCTACCAAATCGAAAAGTTCCACGAAAAAGATGGCCACCACAACTTCCACGTCTTCATGTACAGGATTTCCAAGCCGTTCGAGTGCGAAATCAGTAAAGAACATAGCGAGGCTAAGTGGATACCCATCAACGAGTTAAGCAAATACAAATTGCATCCTAAAATGGCCGAACACTGGCCGTCATACAAACGTGTGATAGATCGTAAAATCCCCAAGAACTCGTTCTCGGAGTGGTTGGCGAGCAAAAATGTGCTTGACAGCCAAAAGTAGAAGGGTACAATCTGTTCTGTTGTAAAGCCGAAATAATTTTGAGGCAAAACATGAACGCCACAGAATGCCAAAGAATTTGTGTTGATTGTAAAAATCTCGATGAATGCCCGCTGTTGAAAACGATCAAAAAACACCCGAAAGGTATCAGCGGCAAAAAACTTGCAGAAGAAGTAAGTCTGCCTTTTGCTGAAGTGAATTTTCTTTTACTTCAGCTTTGCCTTATTTCTCAATTTGTTTTGAGGTCTTCTTGATAAGGCGTCGGACTATTTTCTTCTTGTTCTGATCGCTCTTAGATTGAATTAACTGCATTTTTTGTTCGCCCTTTTCTCGGCATTTATCAAACAGCTTTTTTACTCCGTCCATGCCGTCTTTGGCATAGGCACTAGCCATTTGTTTGTATTTGTCGTTGAAGGGGATGCCGTTATCGGCCCGCCAAGTATTCTGGCCTAGATATTCATCATATAAGAAGGTCAGTTCTGAAAGCTGACTTCTTTCAATGGCCTCTTCTTGATGTTGCTCCCGCAGTTTGTAATCTGGCTTCTTGGGAACAACCAGAAATTGTCCGAATGGCTCGCCGTATCTAAAGATGTGCGTTTGACCTTCGAGCGGGCTTTTGAATACGATAAAGAAAAATCTCGTCCACCATTGGGTTTGTATGTGCCCCGGTAGCATCAAGGGTACATCCCCTATTTCGTCAACGAAATATCTTGGGTGGGGTTCGAGTCGGATAACGTATCCGTCTGGGACTTTAATATCCGTTCCACTTTGATAGCCGTAATGTCCACTTGCGAAACATTTGAATGGTAGGTCTGGATTTGAAAACTGTACTTTACCGTCCACTCTGGTAACTCTTTGTTCTTCTTCATATGGATACAAAAACTCTATTCCGTAAGTATTCCCTTCGACAAATGGCACGCAATGCCACGGTTGAGGCGGGCCTCCATCTCCGTGATAATTATTGATCCCCGCCCAACCGGGAATTTTAAGTTTGATTGGGCGGGGTGGTAACGCTTTGCCTAAGCGATATGCAATGTCTATAGTCATGGCCCCCAACCATTTGGTTCTTTGAAATCTTCTTTCTTAATCATAGGGCCGGGAGGCGAATTGTACCAGTCATAAGCAGGCCATTCTTGGTCAATATTTGCAGTTTGATAGTAATGCAGATATTCCTTGCTGTTTTTGACAGCTTGATTCAGCAATTTTTTCAAATCAGCGTGTTTTTCGCCTCTCAGAAGTCGTTGCTTCATGTATAGCCACATAGCCTCTCGTTCAAAATCTTCATTTTTGTAATCATTCAAATCTGCGTTATTTCTTTTTACTGCCTTTTCGTAAAATTCTTTGGCAACATCTGGCACATCTAGTATTTTGCAGACGCTGCCAAGACGATCTATTTTTGCTTTTTCTAATTCATAACCTTTTGGGTATCTTAATTTTTCATCCAAAAACCAAATTGAAGGCATTCTTATTTCTGGGTCATCACTTGAAATGTTAAAATATGATCTGTAGATTCTTATCGACCGTACTCGTGTCTCTAAGTCTTCGCCATATATTCCAGCACAATACACACCTTGTAGAGCGGGCCAACCAATTTTTCTAAGATCGGAATCTGCCTTTTCTCGAATGCGCCAACTATCATCACCAAGTTGTTTAATGAGTTGTTGTATTTCTTTTGTGGGTGGGGGCATATGAATAGTTTCATCGCCCAATAGACCAAGCCAAAGCAACAAAAATAGAGAGAACATTTATTTGTCCAATTCTTTTTTTATCTCCTGAAAATCTTCCCATGCTTTGTCTTTTTCTGCCGGGTTTCTCAGAAGATACGCAGGATGGAAGGTTACACGAACTTTTGAACCATTGTGTTCGTACCAACTCCCCCGCAGATTATTTACAGAGGTTTTTACGCCCAAAAGATTTTGAGCGGCAGTCGCCCCAAGACAAACAATGATCTTGGGAGAAATAACTTTAAGTTGTAAATCAAGAAAGGGGCGACAATTTCTTGATTCTTGCGGAGTTGGCACCCGGTTATATTCTGGTCTGCATTTAATGATATTGAGAATATAAACTTCGTCTCTATTCAATCCGCAATTATTCAGAAGGATATTTAGTAACTCTCCTGCTCTACCAACAAACGGTCTTCCTGTTTCGTCTTCCGTGCGACCGGGTGCCTCTCCACAAAACACAATCCTGCTTTCAGGATTGCCTTCGCCAAAAACTGTCCTCGTTCTACTGGACGCCAAATCTGGACATTTGGTACAGTTGCAAACCTTCTCGTTTAGCAACTGAAGCATTTTGGCTTTTTGCACGGGTTAATCCCTTTTTATTGTAGCAGCCTTGTTGCAAGCAGACAAATATCCGTCGATATTTTCTCCTGCATCCATCCACCAGCCATCGACCTTGTGAGCCGACAATTTTCCAATCTTCAAATAACGGTTGTTTACGTCTGTGATTTCAAGCTCGTTTCTCTTCGATGGAGATAGACTGCGAATGAAATCCCACACATTCTTATCATACATATAAAGTCCGGTTGCGATCAAGTTGGATTTCGGAGCCTTGGGTTTCTCTTCAATAGAAATGATTCTTCCCGTCTTGTCGAGTTCCACTACACCATAGTGCTGCGGATTTTCTACTTCGGATAAGAATATCTTTGCTCCATCTGGATTTGCTTCAAATTCTTGAACTGCATCGCCAAAACCATTTTCAAAAATGTTGTCGGCTAGAATAACACAAATGGCTTCATTGTCGGCCCAATCTTCGGCCAATGACAAAGCATCAGCAATGCCTCTTGCTTCTTTTTGGTATGTATAGTGAAGGTGTTTTAGACCGAATTCTTCACCGTTACCAAGAATTCTCAAAAACTCACCAGCGGCATTACCTCCACAGACAAGGAGAATATCTTTAATGCCGCTACGGACCAAACTTTCGATTGGCCAGTAAATCATTGGCTTGTTGTAAACTGGTAACAAACACTTATTTGTGACTTTTGTTAAAGGGTAAAGCCTCGTCCCCATTCCACCTGCAAGTATAACGCCTTTCATTTTTTTCTTCCTCCTTCTGGAATACCTAGTTAATAGAGTGGGAGGAAAACAAATGTTAAAGAAGACTATTTTGATTTTTACTATTTTTGCCCTGCTTGCCGCAGGGTATTTTTGTCTCCCCAAATATACCGCCGAAGTTTGTCGAAGAAAGCAATTCGTAGTGGATAGAGACTTCGTGTCTATGCGAAAGTCGCTGTCTCAAGGTCGATTTGAGGAAGAAATATTGCGTGCAAACAACGCAACTATGATACAAAAAAGCTGGATTGATAAAGGGTTTCACATCGAAAGACCCCTGAGAAAAGACAGATATTGGGAGTTTAATGGGGTTTTGCAGGCTAAAGTGAGCGTCAATGATCCCCGAACCGGGCAAATGACGGTAGACTTGCAACATAAAGTCTTAGTGACGCCCGAACAAATTGATTTAGAGGCAACCGTTCCCAGAAATCTAGGGAAATCTGGGTTTGACGAAATCACTCCTGTTCTCTGCCGTTATACGCAAAGAACCTTCAATGGATTGACCCGTACTGGCATTGCGGCAATGCTCCTATCGGGGAAAGTCTCGTAGACTTTATCCCCGATTACTTTTCGCCCTATGTTGAGCGACCCATTC